ATGCCGGTCCTTCCGTTCCAGAAGGTCCAGCAGTCCAGCCTGCAGGTTCCATCTGAGATACGGGGCAAGCTGATCCTGACCGGGATGGTTGTTGCGACATGATGCTTCGCGCATTTCTGAACGGGACGGGCGTCTGCGCATAGTCTTGCGGTAATCCAAGACGGGGACGCTGCTGGATGTGCCCATGGTCTGTTACGTGACCAAATGTGCGTCCGATCGATCAGGAAATGGCAGTCCGGTCGGGCAATGTCGTCGGCCGCGTTGGAAACCCAGGTCCGTAGCTGCTGGTACCCAGCCCGACCGGAAAGAAGTGGGTGCGGCGTAATTTCAGCCGTGCATGGGATCAGGTCATAGCCACAACGCCCCAGATCGCCTTGATCAGCGGCCATGGGATCGATTATTGCCAGCGGATTATCGACACATATCTGCCGCGCCGCACTGATGTCGCGGATATGCAGTTGTGGGAGCAGTATCAGCGGCAGGAGACCAGCAAGATGGTCTCGATCGCTGCCGCACGGAGGCTCTGGAGCAGGGCGAAACCGCAATGAGCCATAGTGCACTGCAAACCATCTGCAAACCGTGCAAACTTTTTAGCCGCCAAGTCATTGAAAAGTGGCGCGCCCTGCTGGATTCGAACCAGCGACCCACAGCTTAGAAGGCACCGGTATTTCCTTTAAAAACAAGGGAATGTTTTGCAAAACCGATGCCTGCGGGCGTCTCGATCCGTTTGTATGGGTCGAGACGTTTGCAGTTATCGTTTCTGACCGACGAATGGGACGCTAGGCGAGGGTCTGACGCATTCGCTGGCAGCCCAAGTATCAATCATAGCCTGCACCCTACCACGCAGCCTTTCCCGATCGGCGATCAGCCGGGTTGCCTCGGCGTGCCGGGCATCATCGTTCTGTGCCAGCATTTCCGTCTCATAGCCGAGCTGCCGCCCCATCTCCACGTCAGGCATGGATGACAGGGGCGCATAGGCCACCGGCAAGCTGACCGTCTGCCCGCGTACCCGGCTGGCATCGGCCTGCATGCCAAAGGTGGGCGCGGTCGTGATCGCCCCCACGCTGAACTGGCCGCCTTGCGTGAACTGCCCGGACAGCTGCAGTGTCACATCGCCCGCAATCGTGCCCACCACCGGGTCGGCCACGTTCTGGCTGCACTGGGCGGCACGCACAGCGCGCGTGAACCGGGCATCCTGATTCTCTGTCCAATCGCCCGCATGCGATACCGACACCACCCCGGCCTGCGCCAGACTGGCCTGAATACCGGCCATGGCCTGCGGGATGGTGGTGGAGATCCTCGCAGGATGGATTGCGCAGGCAGACAGCACCATGCAGCAAAACATTACGAGAACAAACTTGACACCGTTTGGCTTGTTCATGTTACGTTCATTTCATCTTTGAGAGAGGACGGGCTGATCATGTCAGGGGCTTACGCAGGAGACAGGACTACGGGCTTTGCCTCCCCGGCTTCTGACAGTACCGAGGGGCCGATCGATCTGAGCGAAGCCCTCGATCTGCACCGACCAAACCGCTATCCCGTCCGTGTGGTGGGGGACGCGCTGGCCGCGCGCGGGATCCTGCACGGGGATATCCTGATCGTGGACACCGCAGCCCGACCGCAGTCTGGCTGCGTGGTCGTGGCCCGCTGGCAGGACCAGACCATCGTATGTGAGATCACCCGGCAGCGCGGAGCATGGTGGCTGCGCTCGGGCAAAGGGCAGGATGCCCAGATGCATCCGCTGGACCCTGCACATGATTCGGAAGTGTGGGCCGTGGTCGCCGCCCTGGTGCGCATGAAGATCTAGGCCATGCCGATATATGGCCTGATCGACGCGAATTCGTTTTACTGCTCATGCCAGCGGGTCTTTGAGGCGCGGATCCGCACGGCACCGGTTGTGGTGCTGAGCAACAATGACGGCTGCGCCATAGCCCGCACGAAAGAGGCCAAGCAGCTGGGCATCAAGATGGGCGATGCCTGGCATCTCATCCGGCAGCGACCGGATCTAAAGGGCGTGCAGTGGTATTCCAGCAATTACCCGCTGTATGCCGACATGAGCCGCCGGATGTATCAGGTGCTGGAAAGCCGGGTGCCTCGCGTCGAACCTTACTCGATCGATGAAATGTTCCTCGACCTGTCCGGGCTGCCCTATGACCTGCCGGCTTTCTGCCGTGAGTTGCGTGACGAAGTGCGTGCCGTGGCGAAGATCCCCACCTGCATCGGCTGGGGGCCAACCAAGACGATCGCAAAGCTGGCCAATGGTATCGCGAAGGACCGGCCCGAACTGGATGGCGTATGCGATCTGAGCAGGGAGGCAGACCGCCAGGCCTATTTCCGCGAACTGTCCATCGGGGAAGTATGGGGCATCGGCCGCCGCACTGCTGAAAAGCTCCAGCGCGCCGGGATCCAGACGATTGCCGATTTCGTGGCCATGGACAGCCGGGCTGCGCGGAGCATGCTGACAGTGGTCGGTGCCCGCGTGCAGGCCGAACTGCGGGGTCAATCCTGCCTGCCGTTGTCTGAGGTTGCGGCGCCACGGCAGGGACTGGCTTGCACCCGCACCTTTGGCCGGCTGGTCGATAACTGGACGGACCTGCGCGAGGCCGTCTCTCACTATGCGACTACGGCGGCGGAAAAGCTGCGGGCTGAGGGAATGACAGCCTCTTTCATGACCGTGTTCATCCAGACCAACCCGCACCAGAAGGACACAAGCTGGTACGCCAACCAGCAATCCTGTGGCATTGAGCCGACCAGTGACACGCTTGTCCTGATTACCGAGGCGCTCCGGCTGCTGCGCAGGATCTGGAAGCCGGGGTATCGGTATTTCAAGGCGGGCGTGATGCTGGATGGACTGTGTCCGGCTGGCATGCAGACCGGGCTGTTCCAGACACGGGACCCGGTAAAGTCATCCCGGCTTATGGACGCACTGGATGCGGTGAACGGCCGCTATGGGCGCGGCACGGTCAGGCCGCTTTCCAACGGACTGGACCGGACGTGGCGCGCTCGCCAAGCGATGCTGTCGCCCGCCTACACGACGCGCCTGCAGGACATCATGGAGGTGAAGGCATGGTGAGTCGGTGGATGATAAAAAAATCCGGATACGGCCACCATGCAGGCGAACAGAAATGTCAGCCGGTCAGCCCGGCTCATGCCGCGCCGCGCAGATATGCGTCATTGGCCGCGACCAGCGCCGCCCAGTCATCACCGGCCGGGTACAGGCTGCCCGGTTCATGAAGCTGACGCCATGCCAGCCCATGCGCTTCCATGATCCGCGACCGGACCCAGCGCCATGTCGCTTTCTGCAGGCTGCCCCAAGTCAGCAGCGTGACCAGGTCGGTGTCGGCCGTGCCGGCATAATCCCACAGCAGCAGGCAATGACCGCCAGCGCTGCCCGGCGTCGGATCGCCATGGTCGGCCGGGCTGTCCGTGTCCCACACGGGCGGCAGGTTGCCGTCCTGATCCTCCCACATATCCGCCGTGGCCAGCTGTATGCCCAGATAGGCGGCGGACAGGCCTGCAGTGATGTTGCGGATCCCGTTCAGGTCGCCGGGATCGGCGCTGCCCCAAAGCGGGAATAGCGTCTGATCCGCCAGCGCATAGCCATTGCGCAGGGCCGTCGTCAGTACGTCCACCTCCACACCGCCATTGTCCGTGGCGGGATTGCCGGGCACGTAGCCGGTAGAGCGGGAATAGAACTGGACGGCGTCCGGTGTGGCGACGGTGATCTGGAAGCCTGCCAATGCAGCCGTGGCGCGCAGGTGATTGCCGATGCCTGCGCTGGTGCAGTCCCCCAGTACGTCATTGCCCAGCATCAGCGGTGCGGGATTGATACCACTGCGATCCAGCCGCACAGGGGCCTGCCGGGCCATGAACCCGCGCATGGCGTATAGGAAGGGCTGGCCCTTGCGCCTTTGAGCAGGATGGCAACCGAGCTTGCGCATGTTCGCAAGCTGGGGGCTTTTCTCGTTCATTTATGATCGATTTCCGTTGACATTCGCGCATATATGCGCGATATTGTGGACATGAAAGCCGCTGACCTCCTCGCCCGTCTCCGCCGCCTCGCCAACAAAAATGGCTGGGACATGACCGAACGTAAGGGGAAGGGGTCGCACATCGTGGTGCGGCTGAACGGCAAGCCGACCGTGGTGTCGAACCATCGCGGTGACATTGCCACCGGGACGTTCCGCAAGATCCTCAAGGATCTCGGGCTGACCGAAACCGATCTGGAGGTATGAGGATGCTTTACGCTTACCCGGTCGATCTGGAGACCAATCCGGACGGCACCATCACGGCTTCATTCGAGGGACTGCCGGGGGCAACCGAGGGCGCAACCCGGGAGGAAGCCCTGCGCGAGGCCCGGGACCTTCTGGTTACGTCGCTGTCCATCTATGTGGATGATGGTGTTGCCGTTCCCATGCCGCCTGCGGCCAATGGTCGCCCGCTGGTCTATGTGCCTATGCTGGAAGCCGCCAAGCTGGCACTGCATATGGCCATGCTCGAGAACAAGGTCAGTAACGTGGAACTAGCGCGTCGGTTGGGTGTGGCGGAATCGTCCGTGCGGCGCATGCGGGATCTGCTACATGAGAGTAAAATCGGTCGTGTAGAATCTGCACTTCACGCATTAGGGCGGCGAGCTACCGTCGAGGTTTTAGCAGTCGCATAAAGTAAAGGAAACTATATAGATGTCACGAGAAGACGCTCTGCACGAAATAAAAGACTGTATATGCGGATGTTATTCGCGGGTCGACCTGAATTTTGCATTGCATCCTTCAGATAAAGGGAGAGCTGATGCTCTTAGAGATAAATCAAGGATGTGGAATTTAAACTCAAGAGAAATAAGGGATGCCATTACGCCTGTAATCAAAAACTGGCTGACAAGCAAATTTACTCATTATGGAGAAAGTAAACCAAGGCCATATGATGAAAATATTAAGAAAATAGATGGAAAGGTCAACTCAATGGTATCTGCTGCTGTAGAATACTTCACGCGTTAGATTTTTTAGAATTCTATGAATTTTATTTCCTCAGGTTTCTTGATGGCTTGCAGGTATCTGGAATCTTATGGAATGCTCGATTTGAACCAATCTTGCTTTATTGGAGTCCGCGGTCTCGTAACTGTGCTGCCATATACCACGCATGCAGTTTGAGCGGGATCGTGACCAGCAATCCAATGAGGACGACAACGCCGCCCGCACCGGAGATGACGCCCTCCATGAAGGGCGTCATCGTGAATTGCTCGACAGATAGGCCAGCAGGATAAAGCCCCCAAGCACGCCACCGATGGTGCTGGCAGCCCAGAGAGCGAAGATGCCGGTGCGCGTCATGCCGTCACCCCCAGCACCTGGAGCGCCTGCTGCACCTGTGCCTGGGAGGGGGCTGCAGCAGAACCCGACAGGCGTGCCCCGACATTCCGGCGCGTAGCCACGCTATCCAGCAGGGCCTTGAAGGCCGACACGATGGTGCCCAGGGCGTTCAGGGCCGTGTTGGCGTCGGACAGGTCCGTGCTGGGGACCTTGGTCGAGACCCCGGTGATCGCGGCGCTCAGGTCGCTTTCCACCTTGGTCAGCGCGGACAGGATGCTGTCCACCCGGGTTTTCCAGTCCGTGTCGTCATAGGTGATGGTCAGCGTGGACCCGGCCGCCGTGGAAAAGTCGGTCAGGGCGGTGGACAGTGCCGTATCCGCCAGACCGATGATGCCCACGGCAGGCGTGCCGATCGCACTGGCGACGGCCGCGATGCTCAGGACGGTGGTGACGGCATTCAGGCCGGCCTGCCCGTAATCCTTGATCTCGGCCACGTTGATTGTGATGGTGGTGACGTTGCCGGTGGTGGTGCTCTTACACCCGGGCAGCATCGCGGCGGCGGCGATGCCGGCCGCTGACAGCAGCCCCATGCCAAGGAAACGGCGGCGGCCGCCATCGACGGCGACGAAGTTGACACGCTGGGTCATGGACCAGTTTTCCAGTCTTGATATGAAAATAGTCCACCCGCACCACAACGCCGCAGGAAACCGGCGTTTTTCGTGTGATGCAGGTGGACCAGTTTACAGGTGGCAGGATGCGGGAGGCCCGGCGGTCGGTTTACAGACCGGCCGGATCAGGTTGACAGGTCAGCGAACGGGCTGACCGGGCACGACCGGGTGCGGGGCCTCGACCTTTGCGGGCGCAACCGTAGCGGCCACTGTTGCCGGCTTCGCCTCGATCGCGGTTTTCAGGTCCGCGACCCCGCCCACGATCTTCGTGATGGCGGCATCGACACCGGCGAGGTCGAGGTTGGGGGCCGCGCGTTCGACAATCACGGGGATCAGCAGCTGCAGCACGGTGCCGCCCAGCTGGATGTCCGCCTGCGTGGCGGCCGTGTCGCGCTTGCCCAGCGCGGTTTCGAGCAGGCCTTCCAGCGCAGGGATGGCGGTGCTGGTATCGTCAGCCATATCTGGCGTCTCCATAAAAAAAACCGCCTCGCGGGCGGTTACTTTGGGTTGTGGTTTGTTACACAAATGCGTGTTCCGGTTGCGTATCCTGCGCGCGCAGTCCCGGCCTTTATCGGCCGTCCAACCACGGGGCCGGGGCTGTAGCAGTCAGGCAGGCGGGGAAGCGCGCACTGGTGGTTTGCCCGGCCGGGTGGAACCGGGCGGCACGTCAAGGCGCTGCTCGACCTCCCTGCGCGGAACCGTTGCGGGCACCATCGCGGCCTTTTTGCCCGGCTGGTAGGCGGGCAGGTTCCAGCCGCGCGCCTGGGCAATGGCGGTGACGATGGTCCAGACCAGCACCCATTTCGATGTTGGATCCGGCGGCCGCCAGAACCGCGCGATCAGGGCGCAGGTCGAGATCAGGAACGACACGATGACCACGATGTCGCCGGCATACTGCGCGGGGAGCATCGACAGGACATCCTGCAGGAGAGAGACAGGATCCATATCAGGCCTCGCTGACGGGGTGGGGCACCGCAGGCGTAGCCTGAAGCGCCTGGGCGATCTGGTCCGGGCTGAGATGGCCCGGCCCGTTCTCCATGGTCGTGATGCCCGCGATCAGCGACCGCTGGATGGCAGGGTCGCGCAGGTCCAGCACGGTATCGGGCTGCACGCCCATATGGCTGCACAGGGCGTAAACATAGGCCCCGGTGGGGTTCTCGCTGGCGGGGGCGTACACGGAGATGATGGCGCGCACCGTGGTCAGGCCCCGCTCACCATAGCGCAATAGCTGGTCGCGTAGCGCGCGGATGCCGTCCGCCATGGTGGGGAAGGCGGCAAAGCGCGGGCAGGGCACGCCGGTTTCAAGATGCGCGCCGGGCTGGCCGACATAGTCCAGGTTGCCCGGGTTGTTGTTGCGGATGCCGCGCGGGAGCCTTTCGCTCATGTCGTCATGTTCCTTGTTCGGGGCATTGCCCGCAGTCATGGATGGCCACCGTGCAGGAGATGCGTGACCCAGTCGCAGAACGGCGGATAGGCGAACAGGGCGGCCGCCACGGTGCCGATGACGGTGATCAGGCCCACGATGGCCGTACCGATCGCCTTGACCGCCTTCATGCCGCCGATCAGCTGGCCCATGCATTCGCGCATTTCGGTCGACAGGGTGCGGACCTCGACGCGCAGGGCGCGCAGGTCCGTCTCGGTTGATTCGACCTTGGTCTCGACACGGACAAGCCGGTCACGCAGCTGGGGATCTTCACCGAACCCCAGCAGTCTCCACAGAATGAACATCAGATTTCCAGGCAATAAAAAACCGCCTCACAGGGCGGTCAGGCAGGCGCGGAACGGGCCGGAGACCCGCATCAAGTGGCGGCGGCCGCCGTCTGCGTTGTCGCGGTCGTAGCCGTCTGGGTCGTGGTCGACGCGGTGGCGTCGGACGTGGTGTCCGTGGGGGCCGCCGGCAGCGCGGTGATGGTCGTATCCGTCCCGCTGGCGATGGCCTTGAGCGCCTTGAGGTAGGTTGTCCATTCCGTGGGCGGCGTCTCGCCCAGGCAGCCATATTCGTCCCACATCAGGTCCGACGCGGCGGAGAACGCCGTGGAGGCCTGCTGCTGCAGCGTGATGGGCGGGGCATACGTGAAGGTCGCGGCTGTCGCCACGGTGGTCAGGTCAATGACGTCGCCATTGCCGGCGATGGCCTCGGGCGCCCCGTTGGCATTGGCCCTGATCGTCGCCCCCTTTGCCTGCGCCGCCATGAGGGCGGCATAGTCGGTGGCGCTGACGTCAATCGCATCGGTCGGGATGACGCTGCTGATCCCGACCAGGTAGAAGCCGTCCGTCGCGGGCGAGAATTTGGCCTGCGGTGTCTGTGCCGCCGTCTGCGTGCTGTCGGTCATGTCTGTCTTACGCCATCCCTATTGCGATGTATGAGCCGGTCATTGTCGCGTTCTGCGTGCGGCAGGCGACCGAGAATTTCCCGCCGCTCACGTTCGATGACCAGATCCATGCCTGTTCCTGCTGGCCGTATCCCGTCACGTCCGTGGCGTTGCCGGCCAGGGCAATGAACAGCGTGGAAAAGGCGATTGGCCATGAGACAACGATACCGGCCGAGCATTCGTAAATCCCGTTGGTCGGACCGTTATCCGTGACGCCGGTAAACGTCCCCCACTGGATCAGGATGGACTGGGTCGCGCTGACCGGGATCTTGAGATACCCGTTCGTGCCCTGCTGGCAGGCGATCTGGTCCAGGGCGACCAGGTCGGCGGCCGTGATGCCCTTCTGGATCAGGATCTTGATCGCGGCCGACAGCTGGCCCCAGTCGGTCGCGTCAAGCGTCAGGCCAGCATCCAGTATCGGCTGGATGATTTCGGCCATGATCATGTTCATGTTGCAGGCGGCGTCCCCGCTGGCCGGCACGCCGGTGGCGGGATTGCCGTCCGTCAGCCAGCCCGGCGTACCGCTTGTCGGCATGATGTCACGGCTGGCCTCGCTCACCGTATTCGATGCGATGGCAAGCTGCATTCCTGTAGCTCCTTGATAGAAAGATGGGAAGGGAAGTCAGTCGCAGGCCGTGGAACTGCGGTAGAGCTGCCCTGACGAATTGATGCAGGCGTACGCGTTCCCGGTTCCGGCAAGGGTGGTGCCGGTTATGTTGGCGAAGGTGCCATATCCGTTATTGTCAATCTCGCTGACGAGCGTTCCCGATGCGTTGTAGCCCTGGTAAAGGAACCCGGTGCCATCGGATCGCGCATAGGTCCGAAGGCCGACCGTTGCATTCCGGATGGAAATCCCGGTGGACCAGGGCAGCAGGCCCCCGGAATAGTCACTGTGCTGGATATCGATCGCCACCGAGCTGGTGGTGTTGCCTGCAGCGCCGCCGCCCGTGATGAACAGGCCACGCGAAACGCCCCCATCCAGCACCTTGCCGTTGAAATTGACGTCAATTTCCTGCGCAGCACCCGAGCTGGAACTGAGGTTCAGGACCGAGTTGAGCAGTTCCATGCTGTAAGTTGTGCCCGATGCGCCCCCTGTCCCGGTATCGGCCCCGATATACAGGCAGGCCACCATCCGTCCGGTCTTGACGGTGTCGGACGTGTTGGGCCGGTTTGGCAGGCATTCCAGCGCCCGCCCGATCAGCGCCGAGCCGCTGGATGGCAGGGAGAGCGCGGCCGGGTCGATTTCTTCCTTGGTCCCGGTGACGATCAGCCAGGGATTGGTATAGAGCGAATTGAAGGTGCCGGCCCCGGTTCCGGGCGTGCCCAGCGCCGTGCCGGAAAACACGTTGCCGTTGAAGTTGAAACGGCCCTTGGTGGTGTTGGGGAAAATGCCCGTGTTGACCACGTAACCGGTGGAGGAATACGGAAAATCCACATCCTGATCGTTGGCCTGCGCCGCGTTGATGGCGTTCGTGAACGCGGTCCCGTTATCGGTCGTACCGTCCCCCTTCGCGCCGAAATCCAGCACGTTGACCCGGTCGCCCAGATGGGCGGACAGGGCGCGGGACACCGAACCCGAAAACGCCGTGGCGACGGCGGCGGTCAGGTCCGTGCCGCTGGCGCTGCCCCCGGTGATGGTCGGGGCACTGGCCGTCAGGTTCGTGGCCGTGCCGTTCGTTACGCTGACCTTGTTTTTCTGGATCTCATTAAGGGCATCCGCCCCCAGCACGGCATTGGCCTGAAACGAAATCTCGACGTTCTGCGCATGGCATGCACCAGCCGAGGCACAGAGCAGGGCGGCAATGGATGCCACGCGAAGCATGGAGAGGCGCATCGGTTATTCCCCAAGGGTATCGATGTTGAGAATGAAACTGCCCAGCCTGCCCGGCGTATTGCCTGCGCTGTAATCAAACAGCAGGATGGTGTGTGCGGGCTTGCGGGCACTGAATTCGCACTGGATGACCGTGCTGCCCCATGTGGCGTAGGGTTCGCCGTACACGTCCCCATACTGGCGGTTGCGCAGCGTGAAGGCGGGAATGCTGACCTGCCAGGCGAAAGCCCAGTCATCGCCACCGTAGGTGCCCCCGTAGGTCTTGCCGTAGCGCGATGGCACGAATTCCGTGATGGTGATGTCGAAGCCGAGCGCCTTGGCGAAGGCGATGAAATAGGATTTTGACGCCCCGCCACTGTCCGTCAGGCGTGCGACCACCTGCGCCTGGCGCTGTTCCAGTGTCGGGCTGGTGCCGGCGCAGGGATCAGGCAGGCCAAGTGTTGCCTCCCATTCCGTCAGCAGCTCGACCGTCGTGGAGGGGAACCCGTCCGTGATCAGGTTCGCGCCGCGCGCGCTGCTGCGCTGGAATGTCGGTGCCCACACGGTGGCCAGCTGATAGGGCATGCTGCCCGGTTCGCGGGACCATATGCGCCCGGTCGGCAGCAGCCGCAGGAGGGCCGCGCGGAAATCGGCGGCGGAGAATGAGGGAAGGGCCATCGGATTACGCCGCGAAGCTGATGGTGCCCAAAACGGGCATTGCGCCCGCATTGGCACCGGTTACGGGGCCGGCCGGGGACTGCACCTCGAAGCTGTCCAGCCCGATGGCCGCGATCGCTTCCTCCCAGTCATTGGGATTGATGGTGCCACCGGGCGCGGACAGCCGCAGGAACATGTCCTGCAGGGCTTCGGTGATTGCGGTCTGGTTGGCCGTGGTGTTGCCGGTGCCCAGATCCGTGATCACGAAATCCACGGGCTGCGCGATGGGCGCGCAGACGATGACCAGCGCGGTGACGGGCCGTTCGGACTGGATGGCATTGGCGACCGTCAGCTGGTCGCCCGTGGCCGTTTTGTAGCGGGTGTCGCCCGTGGCACTGCCATCCGTGCCATTCGGGAACCCGCCGGTCGCCTCGTTGGCGTCATCGAGCATGATGTAGACGACGACCGTGCCGGCACCGTAACCCAGCGGATTGCACCAGGCGCGCGTAACGCCGGTGACATCCAGCGCCCAGGTCACGTAATTGTCCTCGTTCCCGCATTCCCCCGGCTGCTGGTACGCATCCATGACCCGGGTGCGCAGGGCGTCGTCGGTTTCGACATCCGCGCCACTGGTGGTCAGGGCCACCACGGTGCCGGTGGTCTGCACGCCCGCGACCGGGCTGGACAGGGTGGCGATGGACCCGGCCGCGACGTTACCCGCTGATCCTGCCGTGGTGGCGGTCCAGCTGGCGAGCGTCGTGCCATTGGTGGTGACACTGTCGGCCGTGGTCGTGGCGCCCACGCCGCCGGTCAGGACAAGGGCGGTCCCGGCCGGAATGACGGCCGTGCCGGTCACGGTGAAGGACACGGTGCCCGAGGCATAGCCTGCCGCCTTGCGGGTCACGCCTTTCAGTGCGCCCCATGCGGCCAGGTATTCGCCCGTGGCCGTCCACGGCACGGCCTGCAGGGCAATCCAGTCGATATAGCCGTAATGCAGCCACGCAAGGCCCGCCAGCACCATGGCCAGCACATTGAGGACCGAGAACCGCAGCAGGGCAACCACACCCGGAATGCCGCCATTGATGACGTCCTGCTGGGCCTGCTGGCGCAGTTCCGAAAGCGTCGGCCGTGCATAGGGCATTCAGGTCAGGCCCTCCCAGGCCCATGAAAAGGTGAACTGCTGCGATGATCCGCCCGGTTCGGTGATGGTGACGGTGAACTCGGCCATGTTGGGCACGCTGGCGCTCCACCACGCGGAGACGTCCACCTTCTGGGCCACGCCATCGGTGACCAGCCATTGCAGGGCCTCGGTGCAGATGGCCTCGATCTCGCGCGGGACTGCCCTTGCGCCGACCTTGATGGCGCGCCTGAGCTGCCACAGGCGGGAGCCGATCGGGATGTCGCTGAACCCGTCGCCCCACCAGCCGCGCGGATCCGCATCGACCGTGCCAGGTGCGCCGGCGGGGGACTGGACGCCAGCGGCCACATCATTGGCTGTTGGCTGCACCGGTGCCACGCGGTCTGTGAAAAGCGACACCATGACGGCCGTGCGCAGCGGGTTGTCCAGTCCCAGATCACTGGACACGATGGGCCAGTCGCCGCGTGCCTCGCGGACGTTCCAGACGATTGCGATATCCATGAAAAACCCTGTCAGCTGGCCACGGGCGGCCCGGAATTACCACTGCCCGGCTGCACGCCGTTGTGGGGATGGGTGGACAGTTTGATGCCCTGCGCCTCGACCTCGTTGCCGGTGATCGTGCCGGTGGCGGTCAGATCGCCGGTGACCGCGGTCTTTCCGTTGGACGGGTCCAGGGCGATGGAGCCATCTGCCTTGAGCCAGATCCGGCTGCCGGTCTGGGGATGGTAGAGACAGACTTCCCCGGGCTGCAGGTCGGTCGGCCTGCCGCGCTGGTCGCCAGTGGCGATGGCGATGCCGCGCGTGCGGTCTCCACCCACGAAAATGACGATGGCGTCCGACCCGGGCACCGGGCGGCTGGTCAGCCCGTACTGCTGCATGAGCGGCACGTCGCCGCGTATCTCGCCTGCGGCAAGGGCAACCTGCACCGTGGGGGTGCCGGGTGTCTCGTTCGTATCCGCGAGCAGGCGGCCGATCCCGACCATCATCATCACACGCCGCATGGTGCGCATGGCCGAACTGATCATCGCGTTCCTACATTGATACAATATTGCCGGATGATTGCCCGGCGGACTGGTTGGACTGGATCGCCTGCATGAAGGCGCTCTGGAACAGCGGGTTGATGATCGGCTCTGGCGAGTAGGCCTGCGGGTCCATCAGCACCACATCGGCATGCGTGCCGTCATCGACCGTCTGGCGCAGGGTCAGTTCCCCGATCAGCAGGTCCTGCGGATTGCCATCACCCAGGTCCACCCGGGCCAGCGTGTTGGGCAGCCAGAGATTGCCCGCCCTGTCGCGCCAGCTGTCGCAGGTCAGGGTGATGGGATAGGCGCGGCCATAACGCCGGTTGACCTCCCACTGGACGCGCTTCTTTGCGATGATGCCGTTGCGGTCGCCGGTTTCGATCGGCACCAGCATGTTGCGCGTGCGGGTGACGCCGGGATCGGTCGCCTTTGCATTTGCGGGCGCGCTCAGGACGCGCATCTGTTCATCGTAGGCGTTGTCAGCACCGGGCGACGTGAACAGTGTGACCTCACCCATGACGATGGCCTGCACGGTGGAATACCGCCCCGCCATGCTGCGGACCCGCTGCAGCCGTTCGATGTTGCTGCCCAGCGTGAACCCGCTGGCAGCGCGGCGCGTGCCCACGGCGGACATGCAGATATTGCCATCGGGCCGGTCATAGAAGATCACGGCAGCGAGGCGGCTGACGCGCTCGATCACCTCATAGGCGGTTTCCGACAAGATGACCGCGAAGGCGAGAATATCTGTGTCACCCGCGCCATTGACCGAGATCACATCAATCTGAGCGAACTGGCAGACGCGCCGGGCGATATCCAGCGCGTTGGTACTGTTCATCTGGAACGTGCTGAACTCGGCCGCACACTCGACCAGGTCGACGCTTTTCGATGCCAGCTGCACCTCGAACGTATGATGGTCCGGGGCGATATCCTCCACCACGGTCTGTACATACCCGGTGAAAACCAGCGTTTTCCCGATGAGCAGCCTGCAGCTGTCGCCCTCGCTTATGTTGACTTTCGACAGGGGGCTGGATCCCTGCGTGGTCATGCTCAGGGCTGCCGTCCAGGGCATGATTTCCACGCCCATGCGGATGACCACCGATGTCCATGTGGTGATCTGCCAGGCCTTGCTGCCGCGCATGATGACAACGGAGACCTGATCGGACTGGTCCGTGTTCCACCCCACGAAGTCGGACAGGGTGGTCAGCGCGCCGCTCATGACGTCAGGGCCTCGAAACTGGTGGGCATGAATGCCGGATGGATGGGATCCGCGCGCCGGATCAGGTCAGGCGCGCGCGAGGCGTTGCGGTAGATCTGCTGCGCCAGGACCAGAGCAGGCAGGGGCGCATTGCGCGTAACCGTCATGACGTCGGGCAGCTGGGCCGCGCGGGTGGACAGGTCCTGCAGCACCTGCGCGCGCAGGGCGCGGATGGCCTGGTAACTGACATCGTTCCCGGCATCGGCACAGGCAATGGCTTCGTCATCAAGCAGCAGGCCGACCTGTTCCCGCAGGGTGACGGCCTCGGCCGAGGAGGTGGGCTGCCAGTCCGCGCAGGCCTGCGCGATCGAGATCAGGGCGGCCTGCCGGCACAGCATGGCTGTCGCCGTCTGCACGGTGGAAATGGCTCCGCCGATCGGGGCTGCCGAGGTAAGGGTGTCGATCTCGTACACGGCCAGAGCCGCAAGCTGGGCAATCTGGGTGCCGGGATCGGTGATGGCGCTGCGCAGCAGTTCCGTCAGGGCGAGGATCGCGGCGGCCAGTGTCGGGCCGTCCGTGGAAGCAGAGACGGCAGCGATGCCGGCCTCTATGGTCTGGCCGCCTGCCGTCAGATCGGACAGGACAGAACTGACCGTTGCATCCTCATTGACCTGTGTTGCATTGCCGCTGGCATATCGGCCGTTATTGCCCGGCAGTGTTGCAATGGCGGCCGAGAACGTACTGGGGGAGCGGATGGCCGTGCGCGCGCCCGTAGCCCAGCTGGAGGCGACCGTGCGCCCCGCATGCACCACGGACGTGCCGTAATCATACGAGGCGGTGGTGCCCGAAGTGTAATCCGATGACGCAGCACTGCTGAACGCTGTCGCGGCAATCCCGATGGCGGCGTCCAGCGCCAGCATGATGGTGGTCGAGAGGTAGGAACTGGATTCAATGAACTCCAGTTCCACATCGATGACGCCCATCACGCCGTCGCGTTCATACCAGTCGAAGCGCAGCAGGCTGGCCTGTATCGCCCCGATGGTGGGATGGATCAGCAGGCCGGTGCCAGCGGTCTCGGCCGCCATGCTGAGCAGCTGGCGCTGCGCGAAGCATTCCGCCCCGCACAGGAAGCCCCGGAACCGGTAGGGACGCGGTGCGCGGCCGAGATCCTCCACCCATGGCGTGGGCAGGTATGGATAACGGTGCAGGGAGGTATTGCGCCCGTTCTGGCCGCCGCTGCCGACCACCACGAATGGCACGCCCCGGAAAGAACACTGCAGGTATTCTTCCGCAAGGCGCGTCAGGGTGCCGGACATGTCAGTTTCCTGTTGAGCTGAGGGCAGGGTCCATGGCGCGCTGGACCTGCGTGCGCTGGGTCAGTGTTGTGCCCGGTGGGGCATCGATGATCCGGGCTTTCGCACCCGGTGGCAGCTGCATGTCCATCCCCACCTTGATTTCATGGGTGGTGGTGCCGCCATCGTTTCCGCTGCCGGACGGCATTGATGCCGCAGGACCTGATGGCATCTGGGCCAGTTTGGCGATGCCGGCGACATAGTCCTGCGTCTCGTCTGGCAGCACGGACAGGTCATGCGTCCGGGCGAATTCGTTCACCCGTCTGCTGTTCGGTCCGGCGTTGTAGGCCGCGTCGGCTGCCTCGTAATTCCCATGGAAGCGGTCGAGCAGGGTGCGGTAGTAGTAGGCCCCGCCCGTCAGGTTCTGCCGCCAGTCATAATTGGGATCGTTGACCGAATCCGGCAGGCCAAGGCCGCGCGCCGTGGCGGGCATGAGCTGGCTGGGGCCAAATGCCCCCGCGCCGGAGACATTGCGGTATCCGCCATGTTCCTTGCGCAGCAGGGCGATGTAATGCTTCGGGTCAAGGCCGAACTGCTTGGCCGCCGCAAGGGCGGCGTCCTGCACCGGCTGAGCCAGCGGGGCGACGTCCGCACCGGATTTATGGTTCCACCACCGATTGAATCGCGTGTATCCGGGGATCTTGTCCAGCACCCCTTCGCCTTCACCGGAGATCAGGTTGCCGTGCTGGTAGGCTTCATACATGTCATAGGCGATACCGAGTCCGCTGAGGATGTCGGTCGGTGAAGCGCGGAAAGGCATACGCCCGCGCGCGCCACCGGGGGCACCCGGTGCGAACCGGGAAGCAAGGGATGCCCCTTTCGCGGCAGTCCCCATCTTTGTGAATGCCCCCGCCACGGACAGGATGGTCGCCGCCAGCATCAGCAGGCCGCTTATGACCGGCATGGCATAGATGGCAGCAATGGCACCCAGAGCAATGCGTCCTGCGGACTTCCAGCCGCCCAGCTTGTCCACCACGCCGGTGACCGTATCCTCGACCCCCTTGATCCCCCCCTTGATCTGGTCCCATCCGCCATTGCGGAACCAGTAGGAGAACTGCTGGACGTAACGACCGATGTCCTGCGCGATCCAGTCGCGGTTCCGGTCGATCAGATCCTCAAGGAAATTGTTGAGGTCCACCAGGGCAGGGGATGCCGCATCGGCAACGCTGTCGGCGAAGTGGTGGACTGATTCGTTCAGGCTTTCCTGAGACCGACGATACAGGTCCGCCCGATCGGCCATGTCCTTCGTCATGTAGGCGTGTTTTCTGCCGGTCTCCAGGTCCTTCTGCCATTGCTCGTCTGTCTCCTGCCAGATCGACTGCATCTGTTCTGCAGAACTGCCCAGCAGGGTCGTGGCCGCGACCGTTCGGGCGACAGGATCCCGCAGCCCCCGGATGGCATGGGCCACACGGTTGAAGAACTTGTCCGGGGCTTCGTTCTGGAACTTCCGCAGATCCAGACCGATGGCACTGAACTGCGCAGCTGCCTGCGGGTCCATGTTGTTCAGGGCATTCCACCGGGTGGTGGACAGGGTTTTCAATGCGCCTGTCATGGCCTCAGCGGAACTGCCGGACAGCTTTGCAGCGTTCTGCATGGCCTGCAGGCGCTGCGGCGCCATGCCCATGCTGCCAGCCGTAGCGCGCAGGTTGGTCCCCAGCTGTCCCCACGTACTGACCAGCCGCGCCATGCCCGCCAGACTGGCGGCACTGGTCAGCATGCCCATGACCGGCACGATCTGGCCGATATAGCGGAACGCCCCCAGCGCCTCGCGTCCCAGCCCGACGAAACCGTTTTTCAGGCGGTTGAGGCCGGACAGGCTGGCGAACCGCCCGAAGGCGGCCTGCACACGGCGTACGGGGGCCTGCAGTCTGGCGATTCGGGTATTGATCTTTTCCAGCGTGGCGCTCGCACGATCCGCCGCCGATATGACGAACTTAACGCCCGCGTTTGCCACGTTGAGCCTCCCGTTTGCGCGCGTCGTTGATGCGATGCGCGCGGGTCACCCATCCCAGCATTTCCGTGCCGGTCAGGGCCTCCAAGTCATGAAGGGTGAAGCCCCGGAAGAACTGGGACAGGTCCGCGCCTAGTTCGTCCCAGTTTCCGGGCCACTCATAAAAAAACCGGTCAGGTAATCCGCAGCCCGCGCGAACTTGCTGATCGGCATCTTGAGGATGGCGGCCTGCGGCCAGCCGCTGACATTCTCGACCAGGCTGATCTCGGCGCGCAGGAAACCTTCCGCCGTGCCACGGGCCTCGAAGGCCTTGGCGGTGCGGCGTTCCTTCACCTTGGGTTCGTGCAGGGTCATGGTGGAGAAGCTGCGTCCGACCGCCTCAATCCCGTCCTCGAAAATTAAAGTCATGGACGGGGACAGGTCCGGATCGGCACCTTCCGGCCGACGCGCCGCATCCTGAAAGGACGTGACATAGGCTACGGCACGGTCCAGGGCAGACGAAGGCAGGTCCTGTACGGCCTGCAGTGGCCAGCCGCTGACCAGCTTCACCAGCTGCATCTGGGAATCGTAAACCGATTCCGTGGTCGGCCGCTTGCCGATCACCTGCGCGGCCGACAGGAGGTGGTAGACATTCGGCTCACGCAGCTGCAGTTCGATGAATTCCTGACCGCCCTTGAGAACAATCGGCTCATCCAGCACGATCAGGCTATCATCGTCCGCGCCGTCGGCCATGTCATCCTGCGGTGCGGCCATGATGGCCAGCACCTCTTCGTCGCGCAGATGATGATGGGGGGTATGGCTCACGAGACGATATCCTCGGTCACGGTGTCGCTCTCAACATGCAGTTCGAACGTGCCTTCCTGCGTGTTGACGTTCAGTTCCTCGGTCTGCCAGCCGTTGACGCAGGTCACGACAACGCCGTTGGCCAGCGTCAGCACGACGGTCAGGCCGGATGCGCCCTGCAAGGATCCAACCTTGCGGTCGCGGCGCATACGCAGGGTGGCCTGGATGAAGCCCTGCCCGGGCATGGCGGAGAAGCCTTCGACGGCCGACTGCCCCTTGAGGGTTTCGTTTGCATTGCCCGAGGGCTGGTACTGTGCCTCACCAACGACGTTCCATGTGTCGCCGTTGATGGACAGGGTCGCAAGGCCCGCAAGGGGGCCGCGATAGACGGTTCCCGACATCGGTTCCCCCTTATGGCTTGGTAAACTGGCAGTCGCCCGCGATGACCCAGAGCTGGTTCGCAAACTGGTAGGGCAGGAACAGCTTGACTCCGCCCCCGCCTTCGTTGGTCGCCACGACGGCGGCGGCGAATTCGTCGGGGTTCTGGACCCACATCTGGGTCGATTGCCACTGGTAGCGGGCGGCTGCGAGCTTGCCGATCAGCGCCGCCGTGGTGGCCTGCGCACCGGCCGGGATCTTGGACCCGTCGGCCACGAGGATGTATCCGCCCACGCATGCGGCCAGATAGCTGCGCAGGTCCTGCAGGCAGACCTGGGCAGTCAGCAGTGTCTCGATGTCGAGGTAGCTGTTATCCGCCTGTCCTGATGCGTTCGTGCGGTAGGTCGTGGTCAGGCGTTCGATCATGACCGTGCCGCTGTCGCTGACCGTAAACGTCGACAGCCCGTCGTAAAGCAGGCTGTTGCGCTGGTCGCGGATGAACCGGCCTGCGTCGGTCGGTGGCATGGCCGGGATGGACAGGCCGGTGATCGGCAGCGCCGGGTTCGACAGCATGGACAGCGCCGTGCGTGCCGCGATCCAGGCCGCCCACTGGCATACGTCGGACGGGCTGTCCGAAATGGGCATGATGGTCTGGTGCTGGTCGTCGGGCAGGTAGGTCAGCCCCGTGGCGTCCCCATACGTGCCGCGATAGGCGGTGATGGCCTGACCGTAGAGCTGCTCCAGCGGGCACCAGCGCCCATCCACATCGTTCAGGTTCGTCTTGAACGCGGTCAGACTGGTCACATCCATGAAGGGATGCGGCATCAGGTCGTAGACGCGATCACCAATGCCAGCCAGTGCCGATGCCAGGGTGGAGGGGTTCTGCGCCCCGCCGGTCATCTGTGTCAGCGTGACGGTGATACCGCCCGGCGTGGCCTGCGCTCCGGCCGTGCCCAGCAGGTTGAGGCCCAGCAGGAAGGTATTGCCAACCTCGCCCTTGTTCAGTGCGGTGACATCGATCTGGCCTGCCGTGGTCGCGTCCACCGCTAGAGACACGGGCAGGTTGCTGACCGAGGCGGCAGCCGTGACCACGTTCTCCGCGATGGTGGCGGCCGTGTCACCTGCCGTGACGGCGGTGCTGACCAGGCTGTCGCCAACGTAGAGCCACAGCGTGCCGGATTCCGTGGCCGTGCCTGTTAGCAGGATCTTGCCGGTGGCGGCAGTACCATCGGCCTCATCGGCCAGCGGCAGCACCCACAGCTCATTGACCGTGTCCACCTGCCGGTAAGCCTGCACCATGCGGGCGCACTGGGAGCCTGCACCGTATTTGGCGATGGCGTCAGAGGGACCGGCGGACAGGGACGGCGTGCCGGCCGTGGCGCTGCCGGTGGCCAGCATCTGGCCCACGATCAGCACACGGCGCACCTGGGTCGCGGTATTCGCCCTGGAATTGTCCAGGGCAAAATAAAACCCCGGCACGCGGTTCGTGTCGGGGTAGTTGGGGACCGTGATGGAGCCACTCATGCCGGCACCTCGATTTTCGCGGCAGCGCCGTCAGTCGAGGTCTTGGGCGGCGTGCTGGCAGCTACGGCCGGGGCGGACGCTGCGGGCGGCGTGGCCTTGACCACATCGCCATTGCGCTCGCACAGGAGCCAGAAGGTGCTTTCGGGCACGTTCTCGCCCTGCGCTTTCAGCAAGCGCATCGTGCCGGGCCAGCGCACGGCGCGGCCCGGGGCGGGTTTTACAAACATGTCGGGGGAACCTCAGTTGAGGGTAAGCGGCACCTGCATGTCGGCGAAATCGGGATTGCCGTTCGCCTGCATCTGTCCGGTGACCTCGGTCAGCGGCGTGCCCGCAGGGGGGTAGTATTCGATGTATTCCAGACCGAACAGCATCCGGACTTCGCCGGTATGTTCGCGGGTGGCGCTGTTGATCATCAGTTCGGTATCGAGACTGGTGACCTGCGTAACCATCGCCTGCAGATCCACATCGAGCATGAGCGCCCGCTCGATCTGTTCGGCAAAGATGTCGAGGTTGGCGGATACTTCCGCAGGCGTTACGCCACAGAGCAGGGCGCGGATGGCGAGGGTTGTCACCCGTGTGAAGCCGGGCTGGTTCCGGCCGGTGCTGACAGCCCTGTCACGTGGGGCAGTCATCAGGATGGCCGGCAGCTTGTCAGGCGTGGCAGGCAGGCTGCGGTCGACCATGACATTGGACCCGGCCAGTGTCTTCGCCGCGATAAGGGCCTGCAACGCAGCGTTTTTCAGCTGCACGCGATAGAGGGTCATGCTGTGAGGCTCACAAGGTTCAGGAAAATGTCGGCACCACCGTGACTGTCCGGCTGGACTTCACGGATTTCGTAGGTTTTGCCGCGCACGACCATCGTGTCGCCCTGCAGGGGGGCGACAGGAAAGTCAGCCAGGCAGACCCCCAGATGCGGGATACCCGTGGTAATGTTCGTGGGAAGCAACCCGTCAGCATCATCGATGACAGCGAGGGGCTTGTACCCTTCGTCAAAGATGGCCGGGACATCCTGCGATATGCCGCTGGAGAGGGACGTCCATGTTACGGGACCGTCTTTCTCCGGATCCTCGCCGAAGATCCGGAGATTGGGGCCGAGAACCAGCCCGGCCCAGTCTAGCGACATGACCGATCAGGCGCCCAGGCGACCGGACATCAGGATTTCCGGACGCGTGCAGATGTGCAGCGGGTAGGAATAGGCTTCCATCCGCCACCAGAAGTTACGGTCACGATCGAAGATCGGGATGATGTAGATCGGCCGACCAAGGGTATTGACCCACTCCACCGCTTCACCCGGGGCCAGTGCGCGCTGGAATACGCCGGGGGCACCCTGCGGGAAGAACTTCACCTTGTCCGTGGGCACGGCAATGGTGGAGTTATCGTTCGAACCACGGTAGTTGAACCAGCTGATCCCGCCGAAATCCATGGCTTCGAACGCGGTGCCCTTGCGCAGTTCACGCGCGGCTTCCCAGTTGAAGTAGGTGGTCAGCACGTCCTTGTGGGCGATCAGCGCATCCCAGAAATCGTCGCCGCACATGGCCATGACGCGGGTGGAAGGAAGCCACGCGCCCTGTGCCTGCCGCGCCATGTAACGCACGATCTTGTTGCACTGCTGGCGCAGGCTGCCAAGGACGGGATCTGCCGCGTCGAGGTTGAACCCGATTTCCTTCGGCCGTGTGATCCCGAATTCCTTTGCCCAGTCAAACAGCAGGGAGCCATCGGCATCGAGCAGCAGGCCCTGGACCGCTGCCAGCCGATGCAGCTCCCAGGTATATTCCATGTTGGCCGTCAGGCCCGTGGGACCGGACAGGCGGCGGGCGATTTCGGTCTGGACCTGCATGAGGACAGATTCCGTGCCGAACTGGCGCACGTTCTGCAGCTCGGTGGCGTAAACCGTGTCGCCATGGGCCAGACGCGGTGCTTCGAAGTAGCGCATCTTGCGCTTTTCGGTCCGACGTTCGACGAGGGGCGCGCCACGCTCACTGGTCGGAATGACGATCAGCTGCTGGTCACGATGCTCGACAGCCAGCGCCGTGGTCCGGATGGGCAGGTCCTCGAACAGACCGAGGTCACCGATACCGGTGGGCAGGAAGGGAACACGGTCCACGTAGCTCGTGAGCGAGATGGACGTAAACGGGTCCTGCCGGAAGACGTTAAGAACACTCATATGCCAGTCCAGGGCGCACGCAAAAAACCCGGCTGCCTTGCGGCAGTCGGGTTTCAGGTGGGCCAGAAAATCAGTGAAAGAGGGGGATCAGGCGGTCCGCGCCGTTAGCGCGCGACGATCCCCAGTGCCGCCAGCTGGTTCAGGGCCTCGGACTGCAGGGTCGAGGCATTGGCGGCGGACGTGACCGAAGGGTCCCAGCAGAGTTCCTGCCCGTTGACCTCGGCCATGCGGGTTACGACCGCCACATGCTTGGCCGTGTCGGCCTCCACATAGACGCGGTCGAACAGGATGGCTGCGGCTGCGGCTGCCCCGGTGTAGGGGACGTACTGCTTGGGACCACCGGGCACCACGACGATGGTGAAGGAATCACCGGCCACGAAAGCCGTGGTGCCAGCCGTGACGGTGAAGGTCAGGCCACCGACCGTCAGCGCCGTCCCTGCCGTGCCTGCGCCCAGTTCCGAGCCGTCCGGCCCGGAAACGGTGAAGTCTGTGGCATCGGTGAACACGATCTCGTAGTTCGTGGGCGTGGTGCCGTCGGCAACAGTAATCGCACCAATGGTGCCATTGCCGGTATTGCTGCCACCGACCACGAAATCGGCGACGGCGGTGGTGACGTCACTCAGCACCAGACCTGCCTCATAAGAGACGTCGGCCGTTGTTTCGTTCACCAGTTCTCCCTTGTCACGCGAGAGATAGCCGTTGGCTTCGCGGACGAGGAAGGCGCCGGTATAAAAATGTTCGTTCAGAACAGGACTGACCATTCTGGTAGCCTTTCCGTATCAGAGAGGAAGAAGATCAGCCGCGAACGACGCCGGCGCGGCGGGCAGCCGCATCCCAGCTGGCATCAATCCGGGAACGGCTGGACTGAGTTGGCGCATCGGCACTGACGCGCTGCTGGCCGAATGTGGCCATTGCATCCGCCAGTGCCCCGCCACGACGCGTCGAGCCAACGGCTGCGGTCCTCAGAAGACCGATAGCCTGGGAACGGGGCAGTGACGTATTGAAGGCAAGGTGAGCGGCAAGGTCCGGACGACTGGCTGCGGCCTTGGTTGCGAAGATCGCAGCACAGCGGGCGCGCTCGCGGGAGCGGGCGGCGCTGGCCTGCGGATCGTCCTGATCTTCTTCGTCGTCTTCATCATCTTCACCATCATCCCCCCGGGCGCGACGGCGGCCGGACGGGGTTGCATTGCCATCGTCGTCGTTCTGGTTGCCCTGCGCACGACGACCGGACGGGCTGTCCCCGTCATTGTCATCGCCGGGATTGTCGTCGTCATCTTCCCCGCGTGCACGGCGACGACCGGACGGTGTGGCATTGCCGTCATCGTCGTTCTGATCGCCTTCATCGGCGCCGGGCGGGGCATTGTTTTCCTGATCGTCAAGATCGTCGTCATCATCGGCCGCGCGGCGGCCGCCACGGCCAGCAGATGCGCCGCCGATGAGATGGGAAAAGGACAGGGCATTTCTCAGGCGGGATTTCGCCATAAGTCAGTTCCTTGGAGCAGACTGCCATAAGGCAGGTCAGAGAGAGCGGACGAGGTCCGCGAACGCGGCATCCGGGGCACAGACGCTGTCGGCAAGCCCGACATCGACACCTGCGCTGCCCATGAAGGTCCGGGCTTCGAAGCCCCGGACCACGGATGATTTCAGGCCGCGATTTCGGGCGACGGTGTCACAGAACAGGGTGCCCATCTGGTCGATATCGGCCTGGATACGTGCCAGGGCGCCTTCCGACAGGCTTTCGTATTCCGAGCCTTCGGCCTTGTAGGCACCGTATCGAACCATGGTGACCACCACGCCCGCCTTGGACAGGGACTGTGACATGTCGACATGCATGAGAATGACGCCGATCGAACCGGTGCCGCCCGTGCGGGGGACAGTGATACGATCGGCGGCAGATGCCAGCGCGTAGGCCGCGCTGTAGGCGCTTTCGTCAAGGATCGCGTGGATCGGCTTCTGGCCGCGTGCCTGGTAGATCAGGTCGACCAGGTCGAAGCAGCCGGCGACTTCGCCACCCGGGCTGTCGATGTCCAGCACGATGGCCTTGACCGACTTGTCATTGAGGGCGTCCAGAAAGTTGAGGCGGATCCCGTCATAGCCGGTCATGCCCGAGAATGGCCGCAGCGAGCCCAGCTTCTGGACCAGCGTGCCGGTCACGGGGATGACGGCCACGCCACCGACCACGTCGTATGCCTTGTCCGGCGCGCGGTCTTCCTCATCAAGGGCAATGAGGCCAGGCCCCATTGCAACCGCCTTGCCATCGCGGAACATGTGCGCGATGCCGAGACGGTCCGCCAAAGCGGCGACCACGATTTCGGCTTTCTGGGGATGGATCGCAATCGGTGTATTGAACATCCGCTGCGCCAGGTGGGGAAGGCGGCTCATTCTGGATCCGGTGTCTGTGTGGTCTGGTTGACGGGCGCGCCGACCGCCCACTGCGGGAAGGGCAGGCCACGCTCTCTCATCATCTGTCGCTCGGTATGGCGCTGATCGAGGACCTCCTCGTAATCGAGACCCTGCTCCGCGCACTCGCGTTCCAGCGTGCCGAAGCCGGCATCAAGGCCCAGCACCGCACCCTGCCGTTCGGAAACGGGATCAACCCAGCCACGGCCCGGACCGATCCACTGGCAGCGTGAATAGGCACCGCGCGCCTCGAGGAAGTCTGGGGCATTGCGCGGCAGTGGCAGGCGGTTCTGATCGAACATTTCTTCCAGCACCGCGCCATAGATCGGATTGGCGAAGCTGACCGAGAAGTCGTTGCGGCGCCGGTGCATGGTTTTCCACATTTCCAGCATGGAAGAACGCGAGGAACTATAGTTCGTCTTGCTGTAATCCATGCTGAGCTGCTCGGCTGATGTGCCGATCGCTGCCGCGAAATTGCGCAGGAATGTGCTCTGGAATGCATCAAACCCGCTATTCGGCCGGGTGGATGCGACTGTCTTGACTTCCTCGCCCGGGGGCATGACGGGAACACGGACACCACCAATGGTGATCGGATTGTCCTTGTGCCACGTCTGCCGCAGGTTCTGGTATTCGGTCAGCTCCCCGTCTTCCATGCTCCCGCGTACGTCTTCAGGGTCGTATGGACTTTGAACAAAGGTGGCGAATATGGTCTGGACGAGGGCCTGCTGCAGTTCCGCCTGATCGTAGCGGCCAAGCATGCGGAAGCGGTTCAGGATGGGAATGAACACGCTCAGCCCGCGATGCTGGCCGGCATCGTCGAAGTCAAATGAATGAACGACGATCGGCCTGCCCCATGGCGTAAAGCGGGGCAGACGGTCCCAGATCATGCTTTCGGCGGCATCGAAATAATCGAACTGGTGCGCCTGACGGATATGATAGGCAATATGGGCGCCATTGTCGTCGATCTCCACGCCGCCGCGCAGATTGTGCGTGTCCATCTGCTGGTAGGGATTGGACAGGCGGTCAGGATGGATCAGCTGGAGTGACGTGGCGTAATCCGCCCCCTGTTCGATGCGTTCGGGGAACCATCTCAGGGCGGCAAGGGCCTCGCCATCCTTCATCTGGTGCATGAAGGCCAGCCGGAAAAGCTGGGTTACTGTCAGCTTCTGGGCCGCGTCACAGAACAGTTGCGGGTGTTCGGACCACATCCGCCATTCTGCTTCGGCAGCCTGCCGGAAATCCCGCAGCCACACAGCATCGAAACGGCTGCCATACCGCCATGCGAGGGCACGGTAGTCAGGCTTGGCCACAAGGCGGAACTGGGCACCGACCACGTTGTCGGTGATCCGGTTGATGCTGCCGCGTGCCCAGCCGTCGTTCCGGTAAAGATCACGGGCACGGGCGACCATGCGGTCGCGGTCGAGATTGATCTCGGCATCGGGGGAACGCAGCCACGGGTTCCATTCGGAACTCTCGTTGCCCATCATGTCCGCACCGTCATAGGCGAACAGGCCACCGATGCCGCCCATCCAGTTACCCGGCAGCGTCATGGGGAAGGAAGCGCGCGCACCCTGACCTGCCCCTGTGCCGCTCAGGCTGTTCCAGGCGCGACGTAGCAGTCCGGGCTTTTTCAACGGTAGCGGATCCTCATTGCCCTGCGGGATGTGCCGACACCCAGCAGGGCGTTCAGTTCTCGCAGGTTGTTGCGTAGCTGGGCCTCGGACGCGCCAGCGAAGGAGACATTGCGGCCGCCATCGCCCTGGCTGTATCCGGCGGACATGGGGCGCGTGCCGTTGAGCAGGGACAGCAGCGCCTGCTGGGCCGCATTGCGCGCGGCCGTAACCTGGGCTTCGGTCATGCCGGCCCATGTGCCCCGTGGAACGGGGAAGACTGATTTCACCATTAATAATTCCAGCGGGAACGGCGGTTGCCTGTGGTCGAACCTTCGGCAGGTTCAGGCGCTCTGGCCTTGCGGGCAGGTCTCGCTGCCGTGGGCTTCTCGTCAGCCGGTGCCAGTGCGGGGCTGGCAGGTGCCGATGGTGTTGGCCTGGATGCATATGGGATGCGGCCGCTGGCCTTTTCTTCCTCCATCACCTCGGCGCGCTTGTTCAGCGACAGGCCGCGATAGATAAGCCCGCACAGGGCAGCGTAGCTGTAGACTGCGAGATCCAGCGCCTCGTTTGCGCGGCCCGGGATCTGTTCCCAGACCCGGTAGATCTGGCCATTCTTGTTTTTCCGGACAGACCGCTCAGCCACCAGCTGGGCAAAATAGTTGATGTCCCGGTCTGCAGGGAAATGCATGTAACCCGGTGCAGGCTCTCCCGGCTCGGGCTGTGAGAGATGCAACCGGCTGCGGATCACGTCCTTCGCAGCGTTCACGCCGATGACGATCGGACGGAATGACGCCTTGTTGCGTGATGTGGGGCGCTTGGTGGGCCAGACTGGCGACCGTGCTCCGCCGCGCGCTGACTCGCCCCTGATTGCCCAGATCTTGCGGCCTAGGCGTGCGCGGCAGAACTCATAGACCTTCTGCGTATGATGGCCGCCTGAATCGATACAGGCCGCCATGACAGTGAAAGGTCGGCCATCGGCGCGGAACCATTCGCGCTTCAGGGCTTCGTCCACCTTCTCCCATAATTCCGGCCCGTCGGGATCGCCCTCAATGACGATATGGGCAATGGACCAGCGTTCCTCATTGCGGCCCCATCCGACGATCTCCAGCTCGACACGATCGTCCTGGGTGTCGCCGCCGGCTGTCAGTATGGCCACACCGTCCGGGACTTCCCCGGGCCACGTCTCGACCCGGGAGACCAGCGTCATTTCATTGAGGGCGCCGTCTCCGCGATCTTCGTAGGCTTCGCCAAGCACCAGGTTGATGAAGGTCTGACGCCTGCGCGGATCGTTCTTTACGTCCAGCCACTCCGCCACCAGCTTGGACCAGCTGGCATTGGGGAACAGGGAGTAACCGGCCCAGATATGAAAGGATGCGATCCCCTTGAAGGGGGCTTCCGCTATCCATTCCCCGGCGTCGACCATGCCGGGTTTGTCGACTTCCTCAATGATGCAGCCGTTGTGCCGGCATACGTAATGCGCGGTCTCCGGCAGGTGGTTGCCGTTGCTGTCCTTGTCCCACTTGATGCCATGGGGCGTGTCGGGACCGCCCCATTCCAGCACCTGTTTCTCGCCGCAATGCGGGCAGGGGACATGGTAGCGACGTTTGTCCCCCAGTTCGTAAAGGTCATCGATCCGGCTCAGGCCCGCGATGGTAGGCGTAGAGCCAGCCGCGATCTTGCGGTTCCAGAATGTCTCCGTACGTTTGGTGCCCAGTGCGATCTGGTCACCTTCAGATCCGGCACCATTGACGGGATAGCCATCGACCTCGTCGAACATGACGACGCGGGCTGTAATCCGTCGGAAGCCGCCCGGGCTGTTGGCACCGACCAGGGTCAGGGAGGACCCGTTCAGCAGGGTTTTCTTGAGCAGCGTCTGGGAAGACGTGCGGGATTTGGGATCGCCCGTCAGGGCTGCCAGGACAGGCGTGTCCCGCAGCATCGGAGCGATTTCGCTTTTGCTGTAGTCCTCGGCGTCCGATTCCCGTGGCTGGACCACGAGGATCGGGCAGGGATCCTGATGCAGGTAATAGCCGATCGCGTGATCGAGGATCTTGGTGTAGCCGACACGGGCGGATTTCTTGACGTAGATCCGCTCGATAGCCGGATCCGTGAAGGCATCCATGATGCCGTTCTGGTAGGCGAAGGCCTCGAAACGGCCCGTCTCCGCGCTGGATTCCCGCGAGAGGACGGCATACTTCGCCGCCCACTGGCTCAGGGTCAGGCGCGGCGGCGGCCTGAGTGTCTCCCGGCGCACTCGCGCCAGTTCGGCCCGGAATAGCTGCAGCCCCCGCTCATAGAGGCTGCTGCCCGGTGATAGGATCGCCATCCGCAGTCAGTTCTTCCAGGACGCGTGTCACGAGCGTGGTCAGGCGGTCCTGCACTTCGGCCACGGTCTTGCAGCGGTGCAGGGACGGGGCTTTCTCGGCAGCCATGGCGAGCAGCTTGGTACGCACGCGGGCGTATTCCTCGCCGACGGTCTCGACCACCTTCGAGCTTTCAACGACCTTTCCAGCTTTCAGGTCGTATTCCAGCTTGCGCATGAGCGCCTTGTAGTTTTTCTCAATCCGGTTGGCTTCCTGCGTCGTGTAGGGAGCCAGCCCTTTCTCGATCTGCTGACACGCTTCGTCCGGTATCAGGTCCGGCCGCAGCTCATTGATGGGTGCAACCTCATCTGCAACCTGCAACCCGGGTTGCACCTCTGGTTGCAGGTCAGGTTGCAGGTCGGTGCGCTCGGCAAGCCATTCCTCGAACGACGCGACGTCCACGCGCTTGCCGTCAGAAACAATCCTGCCAGACGCTAGATGTTTTTGAATTGCCGCACGGCTTACGCCTGCGCGGCGCGCGGCTTCACTCTGGCTGATCGAGGATTTTTTCACGGAAAGTGCAACTGCAACTGCAACCTGAAAATTTTATCTCAGCTAGAGATCGTACGGGCTCGCGCAATACCCGCGATGCCGGCACCCCCCAGGAGGGACCCAAGCAGGGGGGGGTAGGGCATCTCTGTCAGCGCGCGGTGCTGATGGTTTTCAGGATCGCCGCCTCGATCGCCTTCGGGCCTTCACGCTGGACCAGCTCCACCGCGCGCTGCTCGAAGTCCAGATGCTTGTTCACGTCCCGGTTGGGCCGAAACACGTAGAGAAGTTTCAGTCCGGTTCGCTTTTCGCCGACAGCATTGAGTTTCCCCTTTGTGCCGCGATCGCCATTCCGACGTTCACCGCGTAACGGGCGTTGCCAGATCCCTCGAACGCCACGGATCGTGCCGGCGAACACATCAGGCCGCGCGAGTAGGCGCTTGATCAGTCCACGTGGGATCTGCCCGTATGCATCCGTCCTGCCGTCCACCGGCACCAGCAGGTCACCAGCGCCATCCCTGGCACCGACCCAGTGGTCGCCGCCGGTTTCATACGGGGTCAGGTATTTCGCTTGCTGGTCCCGTAGCGATACGACTGCCGTCGGGTTGCTTTTCGTCGCCTTGTCCACCTGCGTGGCGCGTGTGGTGAAGGGGCGCGGATGATCGAAGATTTCCGACATCGCGCTGTTTTCCAGCCGCATGGCATCGAAGGCCAGGCTGTTTACGGCGACGGATGTGGCATACGGGATCTGCTTCTGCATGTCCGACAGCTCACGCTGGATACGTGACGTATCCAGTTTGATGCTGAAATCACCCATGGTCAGAAGTCGCAGCCACCGCCATCGGACCCGCCGCTGCTGCCGCCGCAGTCGAAGCCACCACTGCTACCGCCGCCACCGCTACTGTAGTCGAAACCACCACCACTGGATCCGGCGTCGTTACCACTGCCTGCGAATGGATCAGGCGTGGGAGCTGCTGGTGCACTGACATCGCGTTCAATGATGGTGTCATGGTCGCGACCGCCCATCATTGATCCGGCAATGCCGCCCAGTAGCGCACCTTCCAGAAAACCATTGTCGGATCCGCGTGACGCACCGGTGTGTACGATGACCGGCGCGCCGGGGTTTGAGCCCGTATTTACGGATCCGTATCCACTGGATGCGGCAGGCCGCAGCGAAGGGGAGGCAGGCTGTGCTGACATGCGCGGTACAGATGGCGCCCGGGTCGTACTGTCCATGACGCGCCGGGCGATCTGGTCATCATGTCCGCGCCGGATCTGCTCCATCTGTTCTTCATGCCGCTGTTCGATCTGCATCTTGATCAGCTTGGCACGCCGGTTCGACCACGACAGCCATACAAACAGGGCGACGATGATGGCGATGAACAGTAGGCACACGAACATGAAGCCCACGCTGATATGCACATGGTGTGTGGGGGACATTAATGATATTCTCTATGAGTTTGTGTATAATTAATAAGACTGGATATATATATGAAATATTTTACAAATAAAAAAGTATTTTTAATTCTATTATTCACTTTATTTTTGTTTGTTGTTGTTTTCCCATTTTATGCGGTTACGTATGTGTACCCACGTTCTCTGGACATTAACAGCAGACTTTCAATGTACGGATCGTGCGGCACGTGGGCAACTGTTATACTTGCTGCTGCATCCATATTTTTCGCATGGAAATCATCTTATACTAATAATCAAACTGCAAAAGATGCTCATTTCTTGAATATAATAACAAGCATAGCTGAAAGCTCAAATAATAGCATAGCTGCCATCTCTGATATAGGGTCTAATTCTGGTTCAAAAAGAGTATTAAATGGAGATAGGGTGAAGTTTCTTTTATCTTCTTCTGTTACTGTTATTATAAAAGGAAGGCAGATAATGGATAAAATCTTTGAAGGAGAGGTGAGTCATGAAAAATACAAAACTTACATTTCAATTTACATATCAGAGGAAGTTAAGTCGGAATTTAAATACAAAAGATTGTTTAACATATGCAAAAAAATGGACGAGCTTGTTTCTGGGGGAGAATTGTCTGATGATCAGAAAGTTTGGTACAACACATTAGAAAAGCAATATGATGATGTAAGTTCTGATCTTTACTGAAATATTGCTTGTTAAATCTTCTTAAGCCCGGGCGATATCCAGCGGCACCTGCCGGAAATCATCTTCCGGCCGGTTGCGCTCATGGAATCGGATGTAAGCCTTGGTTGCATCGATGCGGATGCTGTCGGAAATGGCCTGCATCGCGCGCAGCCATTCCTCATCATCAATATTGAGGCGGCGCAGGCTGAGGATCTTGTCCGTGCGGATCTTGCCCTCTTTGCCGACCTCGAACGCATCCGTCACAATGACGCGCAGGTTCTCGTCCGCGCCCTTGGACCAACGCCCCAGACAGCTGTCGATCAGAGACTTCGCGGCCTGCAGTTCCGGGCCAAACGAAATGGAATCGCCCATCGCGATGGTGAGCTTCTTCAGGCCATCGTAGCTGGTCAGCGTGATGTTGCCCTTCTGGCCGCCATATGTGGTGCCATACTTCTCGGCAATGAGCGCCAGGACGGTGCGAATTTCCTCGAACGCCTTTAAACGAAACCCGCTGAGGGCCTTGCGCAGATCGGTCGCGCCGCCGAACAGCTCGCGCACCAGCTCATCCACCATCAGGTGTTCGGGCTTCACCTTGTCGCGCGGCACGAGGCGCCCGGCGGAATCCTGCATGTAGCCTTCGGGCACCATCATGCGGCCTCCCGCTGAGCACGCCGCATGTTGGCCGCGCATTCCGCCGCGCGGTCGCTGGCCCAGATCTTCACGCCAGGGCGACGGTCACGGCCCGCAATACGACGATAATGCGCGGCGGCACGCTCCCAGACAGTGACATCCGTTGCGGGCTGGCGCGGCTTGCGGCTCGGCTTCATGAGGCTTCCTTGCTTCACAGGTGAGGGGACCGGCGCGCGTGGCGCTACAAGTCCAGAAACTTTCCAGCGCCCGCGCCTTCGCGTGCGTGACTGTATCGTGTCGTGGTCGCCAGCGATGTGTGGCCCAGCTGCTGCTGCACTACATGCGCCGGCGCGCCGTTGTCCTGCATGTGGCTGGCGTACGCGTGGCGCAGCCAGTGCGCGGAAACCTGCGATGGCAGGCCTGCGCGCTTCGCGGCCCGCTTAACGGAGCGGTGGACCGCATCGACGCTAAGCGGACCGCCATCGTGGCCGGGGACCATCGGCGCTTCAGGCCGACTATCAACACGCAGCGTCACGATCTCCTTCCACACCTTGGCGGGGATCTCGACGGTTCTGTTCTTGCCGCCCTTGCCAAACACATGGGCGACACCGCCCTGCTGGCGGCGCTTGAGGTCTTTCCACCGGACGGCGCAAAGCTCGGAGATGCGCAGGCCGGTGGCATACAGGACGCGCAACATGGTGCGCCTGCGCGGGTCCGTTTCCCCATCAATGAGGTCGCGCACCTGTTCCTGCGTAAGGATCCGCTCATGCAGGCTGTCGCGCATCTTCGGCACACGGACGGCAGGCCCCACATCGCGAGGCAGCATTTCCATGGCAGCGCCGTAGGACAGCAGCGACTTGATGACCATCAGCTTCCGCCGTCGCGTGGCGTCCGCTCCCGTCAGGCTGTCGTACCAGCTTTGCAGGTCGGCCGCCGTCACCTGCGCCAGTGGTTTGCCCACATGCGCAAGGAAGGCGCGGACATCGCTTTCATACGCGCGGCGCGTGTTCGCACCACGGTTGTGAAGCCATGTCTTGATCAGCAGATTGTCGGCCGAGTTCTGAGGGGCTTTTGGGGCCTCATCAGTGGACGGCATGGCGCGGTCTCCGCTAACCATATGATTTCATTATAAAACGGGGTGGTTAAGCCCCCCTGAAATCCGCCAGATAACTAACGTTATCTTGCGGCTATCAGGCCCCTGCGTGGGGTTATCTTGCGGATGCCCGATCCGGCGCTGCCAGATAACTTTGAGTTATCCTTGCGGCTATCGGGCGCGCCAGATGGCAATGCACAGCATGGGCTGCGCCACGATCCATCCCGCAAGAATGAGCAGATCGAAGAACCGGGCGATCGGCATTGCGCTCAGCGCATGGATCACATCGATCATTCAGCCGTCCACATAGTACGGGGGCCATTTGTTACATTCAGCATAATATCTGCCAGTTTTGTCTCATTTGAGCCCCTTACCAACCCATTGATCTCAAGGTAGATTTTTTAACGGGCTTTAAGGAAAGGAATGAGAAAATGTCGGATGCTGACGCCAAGCAAATTGAAGAATTTCTTATTGCCAGTCGCGAAGCCCCGATTGTGTTTACCGATCACATTCCGTATTTCGGCCATGCCGGTAGTGTCATCGCTGTGACCTTAGCTGCCGGAAAGCCCAGTCAGGAGGGACTACGCCCCTTCCCGGTGGCACATCTCAGAATGCCGGCCCCGACTGCTAAAATATTGATTGAGTCTCTCCAAAAAGCACTGGCGATGATGGAAAAGAGTGGTCAACCCATTAACTGACATTTGCTTGTCGCTATCCCAGTGAAGGCGCACCAACGCGCCGCCCGCGACTGCCCATCATGGGACCAAAGGCCAGTGTCGATTTGACCAGGCCGGCGGGAAGCCGCTCAGTCTGACGGGCGACTTCTTCCCGACGGATGGCGTTCACGATCGCTGTCACGACAACGGGAGACACGCGGCCTGCAAAATGCTGGGCTTCCCGGCTGACCCACTGGCGATCCCCGCACCGCGCAATCGCGTCATGGAACAAGACCTGCGAGGTCAGCGTGCCGATCCCGACATCCGCGCGATGGCGCGGGAACGGGTTCCATTCCAGCGGCACGACCAACAGACGCCGCTTTGTCAGGGTCACGACAATGCCGTGCCGGTTACCGCGCAGGACAATGTCGCCGCGCGACAGGGTCGGCAGCTGTGATTTCATCTGATGGCTCTATGTTGGGAATACCCGAGCGGGCATAAAAAAAGCGTGGCGTCCATTCTCTGGACCCACGCATAACGATAGTTTGCCATAAATGACTTAAAACCGTGACACGGTCAACCTTTCCATAATGGTCCGGGCATTCCGTCATAATGTTCGGTCAACTGCTCCAGCAGGAAACATACCGCGCCGCTGGTGCTTTTCACGTCGCGGTGCAGGCGTTTTGCCATCGCCGTAATCGACAGTCCATCGATCATCAGCAGCACCAACAGCTGCTCGCCGCGCGCGCCGATGCGCTGGCGGATGTAGTCACGGCGCGCGGCGGATCCCATGCGCCCGATCATGGCGTCATGAATGTCACCGCGTTTTGCACCGTGTTCCATTTCCGGATCGGTTCCGCCCAAGGCACTGATTTCGTAATCGGTTGCCCAGAACTGGGCAGACTGGACCTGCCCTTCGGTAATCGCCTTGGAACGCAGCAGCCCATACAGCCCGGCGCACCGACGCCAGACCTCGACAGGGCGAGATTTCTTGGTGATCTCGACATCCACCAGCGCAAGGTCATGGTGGGCGATACGTGTCTCCGACGGACGGAAATCGGGACGGTAGGCGGACTGAGCGGGCGACTGTGCCCGACGGCGGGAAAGGGCGGCGACTGACACGCGAAGCCTTTCAGTAAGCAGGACTCCCGGCGTCATCGTCTCTTTGCGGAACCTGCTGCATCTGGGCATCAGGCAGGATCGATCAGCGGCCAGGAATTGGCCACAATATATGCCCCTTTTGTACACAGGTCAGTAGCCGAGTCGCCAATTCCTGTTTTCCGTCAGTTTTAATGGGTGTGGACTGCCACAGACCGCGAAATAATCCACATGCAGGCTAGGCTGGTACCAGCCGGTTCATCTGCGCCAGCGTGTTTTTCCACGATCGGTAATCCGATGGCGTGCCAGGCGCGATGACAAACCGCGCCGCACGGTCATGCATCAGGCGGATATGCCCCTTGCTGGTCAGGCTGCCGCGCCAGCCTTTGGCACGAGCACGCGCGATCAGTTCGCGCACATGCTTGTGCCGCCTCATGTTCATGCAGCCACGTCCTGCGGCCGGTAGGCATCCAGATAGGCCTCAAGGGTCAGTTCAGGTGGCCTGCCAAGGCTGGCGGCCGTCTGTGCCCATTCCTGCTTGGCGCGGCCGTAGTCGCCCAGTTGCTGCATCAAGTCAGACCATTTGCGCCGGTCCTCGGCCAGATCCTCACGGGCCTGCTTTTCCCATTCCTGCATGACCGGTGACGGCGGCGGTTCTGGCAGGTCAGCTGCAATCTGGTGCTGGGACCATGCTGCCTGCACGGGCTTGTCGAAACAGCCTGCGTGCTGGGGAACTTCTCGGTTTTCGTGCATGTCAGCCGTGTGATCGGTCACCGCCTGGACAATCACGGCTTCCGGTATGCCCTGTTGAAGCCATTTGCGGACCATGCCGACATGCCGGCGCGTGCTGTAGCTGGGGAAGCCTGCCGCCTCCATTACCGCCTTGACCGTCCGATCGATGGCGCCGCGTTCGATGACGGCATCGGTTTGGGGCAAATCGGTTTCGACAGATTCAGATATAGATGAATTAATATCCTTATCTTTATCTATATCTACGGAAACCGAAGAACCCAGTTTTGAAACCGAGCCCCCGGAAACCGAAAACCGATTTGTGTTTTGGTTTCGGTTTTCGGTTTCTGCTGGTTGGGTGGCCGGCACAGATACCATCAGCGGCATGTGGCGCTGACGGACGGCATTCTCGGCTTCCTGTGCGCGGCGGGCGCGTGCCTGCTCCGGTGTTTCCCCTTTGCGCGGGCGGCCACCATTGCCACCATTGATCCGGGCCTTGTAGCCGCGCAGCGTATCGTCCGCAGGAATGGACCCGGCCGCCTGCGCGGCCTCGAACTGGCGCAGGGCCTCGTCCCGCTGGGCACGCCGGCGCGCACGCTCCTGCCGGCGGATCTCGCGTTGCAGCAGATGGGGGCTGTACAGCGCGCCATCATCATCCCGCGCGGCAAAGCCCCATTGCTCGATCATGGGCAGCGTGCGGGCCAGCACGTCCGGGCTTTCGCTTATGAAGGTCGCAACCTCGGCATCCGTCAGCATGTGCGTGCCGCTGCGCAGCACGATCATCCGGTTGGCCTTGAGGGTGTCGATCAGGGAATGTGCCACGCCGCGCGCCTCGGCCGGCATGGTGCGGATCATGGACCACGGCGGCACGGCCCCGGCGTCGAAATCGGCAACTGTTGGCAGTTGTCCTGTCATTTCTGGTCATCCTCCAGCACACCTTTGGCGCATTGGTTCGCCTGCTTCGCCTTTCGCAGAGAGTTTTCCAGAGCGTTGACCAGGTCGAGCCAGTCGTGCGGCCACCAGAACAGGCGGATCCAGCCCATGCGGAATGACGGGGGAGGTCCATCATCACGACCAACGCCAAATCGACAGAATTTCAGCTTAAACCACGACATTATCGACCTTCTCGCGCTTGGCGTCGTTCATGGACCAGAGCCATCACCTCATCTGCAAGCGCGTCAGATGAGGCCATGAGTTCGATCAGCGTTGGTGCATCCGGCACGTTCTTCCCCGCCAGCCAGTTCTTGGTGCAGCGCGGCGTGCTGCTGGACGCACGCGCAGCTTTTTCCGCAGCAAAGCGGTGCATGCTGAACGTGTTGCGGATGATTGCTGCCAGTCGCTCACGAATGGCCGCTTTTGGGTTGGGGGCGCTTACCGAGGGAAACATGTTTCCCCAAAAAGACCGATCTTTTCCCACCAGAATCCTCCATGATCTCGATCAGATGCAGATGAGATCAGGAATCGGAAGGAAAGGAGTTTACGGGAAACGGCGCGTGTCCCAGCCATCGCGGGTGACGGAAGGGACACGCACCACAACAGACCTGACGCGGCAGTCATGCTGACACCTCATTCTGTTCAGGTGCGTCCTGATCCGCAGCCACTGGGGCCGCGAACACACGCACCGCATGTTCACCACACCACACACGTCGCACGCACGCAGGCCTGCCGCAGAACGCGGGCCGCACGCCATGGCGCACGGTCCCCTCAATCCACTGGCAGGTTGCGCCGCTGGTCATGGCGGTGGGTGAACGACGGGTCATCAGGCCGCGGCGCCTACTGTCGGCGACCACGACACGCACGGAAAACCACTCCGGTCATAACGGATGCTGCAGATCTGCCCATGGCGGTAAATTTCCTGCAGGCCGCGAGTAATCGCATCACAAGCAATTTCACAGGCGATTGCCTGGAACGGACTGATCTGAAAGGGGACGCTCCAGTCAGCGACCAGCCGACCGTTCTTCACATCGATACGCTTCACGTTCAGGCCACACCGGGCAGCCGTAGCCAACGCGACTTCGGCATTCCGCTTTTCGCGCTCGATGTCGTAAGCTGCCTTGTCCTGGGCGGTCCCGGTCGGCTTTGCATCGGCTTTGTCAGCAGCCTTATCCACCCCCATAACCAGCAACGGTTCATTATCAAGCGTGCCCAGACCGGCGTTGAGGCCGATAACCGGCTGAGATGCACCATCGTCTGCGTCCAGCCCGTTATCGACTGCGGGCTTTGTGCCATGGAGGATATAATCCTCGAACGCCGCCGCGGTCTTGATCACGGAATCCACATCGTCATTGATGCAGTTGGCATCAGTGTGCTGGATGGCCATCGACAAGCATTGTGCGCGCCTGTTCTGCACAGCACCCAAGAAGCTAAATCCCTTCGACATGAGGGCAATTTCCTATTCCAAAAGTTGAGGGAAACGGGTCACGCACCGGCTCGACCGCGTAAGCGGGAGCACTCGGTACGTAGGTCTGGCCTGCAGGCGCATGACCGCCCTTACGGGCCGGTCGATTGCTCGACCGGCCCGCTTGGCCCACCATGGTTGTTGCAACGTCATCCATGGAGGATTCGGAAATGGCTGAACTCACGCCGCAGCGTGTCGCCAATAATTTGCAGATGCTTGAAACCGAGGTGCGGTATCTACGCGGTCTGGTTGGAATTTTGCTTGAAGGTGCTCCAGCCCCCATGCGCCAGAAAGCCCTTGAATATGTTAGGTTCATGGAAAACCAGCCGCCCCGTATCACGACGGTCTCGCCGCAACTCGAGAGCGCCACAATACATTCCAGCCGCGTCGCAGCAGATTGGGTTTCCATCCTTCGAAAGGGCTGACCAGCCAAGCTGTTTCGTTTGTCCTTTGAGCAGACATTTCGGCGAAGTCATCGGGACCAGCAGCTATGTCGGGGGATGACATGACGCCATCCCCCGCATCCTCTAGCCTGTCGGCTTCCACACCAGAGACAGGAGAGGATTCATCATGGCGACCGACCCCAACAGGAAACTTACCCGCGAGGGCCTCATCGCCCGCCTGTTCGACGCCTTTGCGCACACCGTCCCTTCTGACAAGGATTCCATGCTCGACCTGCTGTCCGAGATCGCTGAGGCGGTCGACGGGCGTAGAGAGCAGCGAAAGCGTCCCGTCCGAAGGCTTTCTGCTGAGGAGCGGGACAAGCGTGCTGCTGAGCGCGTCAAGCGACTGCCCAGCTAACAGTCCATCTTCCAGAAGGGCCGCAATGCTCAGTGCATCCGCAATCCGCGACCGAACGGTCGCCTGCGGATCACTGGGCAGCAGCGATGCCGCCAGTTTCAGGATTTCGATGCGGTCGGGAATGCCGGTCATGCGTCCCCCCGGTGCTCAGTCATCATGCGCAGGAACACACCCTTGCGGGCCGGCCGATTGTCCGGCCGACCCGCTTGGTCCACCATGGTTGTTGCAACACACGCCATGGAGGAACTCGTGCACCCAAAACCCACGCTTATGCGGGCAGGACAATGCCCGCGCTGATTGGCATAATAATCGTGCTGTTGGTCGGCACATGGATATGGGGAAAGATAGAAGACGCCTATCACGCGACCATCGGAAAGATGATGAGTGGCGATAATTTGTCGTTGATTCTGCTGGTTGCGTTTTGCGCTACCGTGCCAGTGTGCCTGTGCATCAGCATATTCGGTCGACGCAGAGCCGCCCGGATCAGCGGCGTAGCTGAGGACCATTCCCGGGGTGCAGCGGTCCGTATTCAGCAACTGCCCCAGCACGCCCGGCTGGGGCGGTACACAGATGGATTTGTCGATAATCTCGAAATCGGTGCTGACGGCAGGGACAGCATCCGCATTCCCCTGCACATCAGCTATCTGGGCGGCAGCGGAACACCGACGGACCGCAACATAGATGTCCTGTCCTACACGTTGGGATGGACGCCGACACGCGCGGTCGTACCGCTGTATCTGACAGCCTTCTGCCATCTGCGGAACGCGCAGCGCATGTTTCGCGCCGACCGCATCCTTGATGCGTACGATCCCGAAACAGGGGAGGAAATACAGGACTTGCGCGCGTATCTCGATGAAAAAGCCCCGCTGTGTCCGCGTGAGCCCAAATATGCCGGTGATGACATCGAACTGCCTAACAGTCGCCGTCGGGAACCATCCCGCGACACGATCCTGATCCCGATTTCTCCATGTAATGTCATGGTGGATTACGAGGATCAGAACGGACCGGAAACGTGCGTCGGAACTGTTGAATCGTTCACCTACGTCGTCAATCAGCGCGTGACCGTGGTGGTCGATATCAATATCCGACGCGCCTTTGACCAGAAAACGCAGGTCATCAAATACCGACAGGTCACATCCGCGACCGATCCCGCCAGCGGCAACGCCATTCCCAGTCTGGGTGAATGGCTCTGGTCGCATCGTATCCGCTAACCATCCCAAAACAGAGGTAAAAGATGGCAATCCGTGAAGTGTATTCCCTGAAATACACACGCCTGTTCGATAACCAGAACCAGAAATGGTATTTTGTGGTGAAGGCCGTAGTCGTGATCCGGGAAGCGAACGCGACCAGCCTTCCTGCTTATCCAAGCGAGATCGTGACCAAGATGAAATTCCGGGTCGACGCATTGCCCGAAAAGAGCAGCATGAACGATCCGATACCGTGGCTATCAGCGATTCTGCGCATGAGTGCGGCGTAATCGGAAAGTGGGCAACATGGGTTTGCACGCTCATGCTGCCCCCCTGTGCTCTGGCATCACGGGACAAGTTGCGGTCGGATCAAAGAAATCCGGGCGTATTCTTGCCCGGGAGATGCCAAAGACAGCCTCAATCTGGATCGCCCGGTGAGGAGGGACGTTCCCTTTTTCCCACTTATGCCAAGTCGAAAAATGGACACCCAAACGTGTCGCGGCTTCCTCCAACGTCAACCCGAGCTCTTTGCGGATATCTTTAAGCATCATGCTTCGTTTAGCGCATAAAGCTAAATTGCGGTCAAGCGAATTTCGCTAATAGCCCGATAGGAGGTAAGCAGTGAATCAGAACATCCTGCGGCTATGAGTAAACGTAAGCGAACCGTTCATTATCGCATGCCTCACTTGCGTGCATGGCGAGAGAGTAAGGGGCTATCACGCCAAGCTGTTGCTAACAGGATAGGAGAAATTCGCCTTGATCTGGCGGGTATGGACCAAGCCACAATCGCAAAATGGGAAAGTGGTGAGACCGCCGTGAAGGTAGAAGATCTTGAGCTTTTGGCGCAGGTTTATGGCGTAACAGCAGACCGACTTTTTTTTGCGCCAGGGGATGCACGTTTGCCAGAATGGATGAAGCGCGCATACGAAGTGTTTAGTGAGAAAAGCCCCGAGGCTGTAGAGGCTTGGTTGGAAATGGGCAAAAACTTATCGAGGCGGGACGTCCAGTCAGAATGAATTAGCGTTTTACGCTAAAAATATCTGGACAGATTTTAGCGCTTAAAGCTAACTACCTCCATCGCCACCCGCGATGGAGGTTTTTTATGTCTACCGATTCCAATTTATCCCCGTCGGACACCCCGAAGCGTTTCGTTTGGAAAGGCTCAGGACCGGCGTCTCATCTGAAACTTGACTTCGGCATCGGCATGATGTCGTCCGCACGTAATCTGCGCATACAGTTGGAAGCGGGTCGCGTCCTTGACGATGACATCCGGTCCGCTGCCTCCAACTGCCGCCAGCAGCGGGCCTATGACCTGCTGGACCTGCTCGATGCGCTCATGATCGGTGCGGAGACCATCACCCTTGCCGATATCCTGAAGATTGATGCCGCACGCGACCGGCTGCTGGTCGCCTGTGTCGCCGAGGGGATCATAAACGGCGATGAAGTCAGTGAGGCAAGCCAGTTAAAGGCAGATCAAAGTAAAGGAGGTCGCCCTCGCCCTGGCGAGACAGTGGAAGAGGCGAGGGCACGTCGAGTTTCCGCAAATTCAGAGCGGAAAGATAATCAAAATGGCTAGGACGTTATTCTTTTCGTTGTGCCAGAAACATACGGTATCCTTCTTCCATACCTTGCATCAAGTAAGCCATTTCGTCAGCAACGCTGTCCCTCATGAATATGGCATCAAGTCTATCCTTGAATTCTTTCTCAGGTATATCAGCCGAGTTGAGGAAGTAATTCGTTCGGGCGCGAATTTTTTCCGCAAGAATAGTAGTGGCAGATTGAATAAGAGCCATTTCTATCTGTGGTGGAATATCTTCGGACATAATTTTTCCTTCATCGAGTCTGTGACAAGTCCGATGATGGAAGGCGAGAGGAATGCTGACAACAGCCTTCCCCGGTTGCCTATCCCCCACGTTTTGTCCTTGGAGGCAGGCGCATGAACGGCGACCTGAGCCGCATCGAGCCGCCGGAAAAGGTCATCGAGCTGCGCACCCTGCGTCTGGATGGCTCCCGCTTCGAACCCTACCTTGCCTTTACCGCAGCGGATGAGACCCGTGCCCGCGCCTTGATTGCCGAAGCCGAACGGTCCGCCCTGCGCGATGAAAGGCCGTTCCGTATCCATGTGCTCCGCAGCACCCGGCGGGAAAAAACGCTCGATCTGATTATCGCCCTCAGCGGCCAGCCTTCCCATGCATCGGATATGGAAGCCGGGGCTGTCATCGATATCCATAGGAAATGGGAGACATTGCTGGCCGCGATCCTTGCCGAGAAGATCGCAGGCATGGGGGAGGGGAAATGACCATCCCGCTCCCCACGATCGCCCCCAGCGAGGCGCGTGACCTGCAGACCGCAGTCCTGCGTCGGCAGGAATGCGAACGCCAGCTGCGCCTGGTGCTGTGCACAAACCCCGCTCCCGGCATTGTCCTCACCCACGCTGAACGCTGGCGCATCCGCCAGTGCATTGTGCTGCTCACCCGCGCCATGGATGCCGAGGACATCATTACCCACCAGATCGGCTGCCACCGCGTGGCCAGCCACGTACCGAACGACAAGGAAGCTGCGGCATGACCGACATTTTCCGCCCCATGGCGCCGCGCGATCTGGCATCGCGCTCGACCCTGACCAACCAGTCCGTCGCCATGAACCTGCTGCACCAGCACAACCGATTCATGATCGATGCCGAACAGGCAAAGGCCGAAGGCATCGCGCAGGCCTTCCGCCATGCCAGCAGCCAGGCCGATGCCCGCTGGATGGACATGGAAAGCCTGCTGCTGCGTGCCGCCCCCATCGACAACGCCAGTGGCGAGATCGAAGCCACCATGATCGCCGCGCGACGAAAGGCCGGGAAGGTTCGGACATGAGGCTTTGTAACTTGGAAACTGTGATGCAACTGCGTCAGCAATATCGGGATGCAGTGAGGGCGTTCGATGAGGTCGCCAGATTACCCAGATGCCTTTTCCCGTTGGGCACATCTTCTGGCTATGGATCCAGCATAGCCAAGCTGCGCGGGGCTGACGTGCTCCCGCTGCTAGGGAAAAATGCGGCACGTATAGCGGTCGATCTGCTCGACATGGGTATCGATATGCAGGGCGACATCAGTGAGCATCTGACGCCGTATGTTCTGGCCATCAAAGATGAGAAAACGGCTGACAGCGGGGGATATCAGGCATGATCCATCTGCCCGAACATGTCCGTCATAACCTGCCGACGGCGCAGGAAGTCGGTGCCCATGTGCTGCTGTGCTGCGTGGTGTGGGGATTTCTGGGGCTGATCGTTCTGGAGTGCCTGCCATGAAGACAGTCCACATCGGCATGCGCCAGAAGGTGCTGGACGCCCACCGCGACGCCATCCGCTACACCCACGCGCCTGCCGTGCCGGCCACGACCGTGCGCCGCTTCATGCCCGGCCTGAAACGGCAGAGCCACGTCACGCGGATCCTCAATGACCTGGTGCGCAGCGGCATGCTGGCCAGGTTCGGATATGATGACCATGGCCGGTTCATCACGACCTACGGCATGCCCCAGAAAATGGGGGCGCTCCCATGATGCCCCAGCAGCTTGATCTGGTCGATTTTCTCGCCAGCATGCCCTGCAGTGCCGCCCCTACGCTGACGACAGATCCGCGTGATCTGCTGCCACAGCGGCCGGCGGCATGGGAACGGTTGGTCGCGCATTTCAGGGCGCACGAGATCCGCATCGAGGTTTCGCTTTGGTGGACACATGTGGTGGTGGAGCAGCTGCGCGAGGGATCGCGGGGCGACATGCTTTTGCGTGACGGCAGGATCGACCGACGCGACATGACGCCGCCATTCCCCATGTGGACCGAACCTTGCCGCCTGATCCTCATGTCCGCTGCCGCTGCCGCTGCCGCTGCCGCTGCCGCTGCCGCTGCCGCCGACATCCATGCCCAGTGGTGCCTGGAGCCAACCGGCCAGATCCAGAAAGGCGCGACCTTCCGCTTTGCCAACCGGCCCGACGCCGACCGCACACATACGTCCCAGCTGCTGCGCGCGCTGGAGGAAGGACAGTCATGACCGAGAAGGATACCGAAGCACCGATGTATCTTGTGCCGGGGCGGCTGACTTATACGCAGCGCGATAGATTTTACCACGCGGTAAACTGCGCACAGCCATTGGAAAAGGCTATCGCCACCATCGGTACCGTCATCCAGCCGTGCGCGGATATAGAGACGGTTTGCTATGGCGCCGCAGACGACATGCCGTTGGAAATACACGGGCGCGACCCTCGTCTTCCTGTATATAGCGATGTCTGTAGCAAGAGCGGCGAAGAATACATACTTCCCCTTGTCCGCCGCACCGACATGGAAGTGCAGGTTGCGAAAGTCCGGGAAGATGCGATGCGGCAGGGTTATCTGCTTGGCTTCAACTCGGCCACAGAAGGATGGAACGGCGAGTATCCGTTCAAGGACAAAGCACAAAGCCCTGACGAGGATGCGGACTGGCTGCAGGATAGGGACGACAATATCCGGGCTGCCTTGAAAGAGGGAGAAGCGGCATGAGCTACGGCAACGCATCCCGTCTGGCCGATCATGTCGTGAGCGAAGCGCCGTGCCGGTCCTTCCATTTCAGCCGTCCCAACAGCTCGGCCTACTGGTTCAACCTGATGTGGATCCGGGGAAAGTTGATCCTGACCGGCGACGGCTGCGACATGACGTTCACCCACCATCAGGCGTGCTCGTCTTTCGATGCGGCCATCAAGTGGGCATCAGAATCGGAGATGGATTACCTGCTGCGCAAGGCGGATCAGCGGGAAGAGTATGACGCAGATGCCACCCTGCAGGCCATCATCCAGTGGGCAAACGCCCCGGTGATCGAGGCCCTGAATGGCGGGGTCGATGAGAGATACGTCCAGTATGTCGAGGACGGCCGCAAGAAATACCGCACTGTCCGTACGCCCCGCCGGGACGGCTATCGTCACCTGTATCAGGAATATCGCCGGGCCGTTGCCGCAGGCATGCAGGATGATTTCTTGGATAATGTGGAAGTGGAGGATCCGCGTCCGATCACGTGCCGTGAGACTAGGCCCGAATGGCTGGATATGGCCCATCCCGTATTCAGCGACTTCTATGATTTCAACCAATGCTGGATGAGGTGGCTGAGACTTTGGATGGATACCCTTGGATCCGACTGGGATCCCCGTAGCTCAGTCTTCACGCCCGCGATGGTCGCCACGCATGATGGGCGCTGGCGGATCAAGGACGAACTGCAACGCCGACTGGACGAACCCGGCAGCAGGGGCCTCGACTGCATTTTCGAAGGTAGTGTGGACTGCGTTTATAGCTGGACCCACGCACAGAAATACCAGTTCGAGGCTATCCAGTTTGCCTGCCGTCAGATCATCGCGGCCGGCCTGGTCGATATGACGGTGAAGGTTCCATGAGCCAGAAAGCAGTCATGGAGCGCCTCAAGAAGCTGATAGCGCTGTCCAGGTCCAGCAACGCGCACGAAGCCGCTGCCGCACTGGCGCGCGCGCAGCAGCTCATGCGCGAACACAAGATCACCGAGGATGATCTGGTCCTGTCGAATATGGGAGATATCGCATGAGCACCATTCCCAGCGAAGTCGTGGAAGCCGGCGCGCGTGCGCTGTGCGAATCATACAATGACCCGCGTGGCCCCGATGCCATGGTCGAGACCATCCGTGGCGGCGCACTGGTGCCCAACTGGCAGAACTATCGCCGGGCTGCCGCCAATGTCTTAATCGCGGCCGCGTACGCGTCCAAAGGACTGAAACCACATGCCCTGAACGATCAGGCGCATCCGTGCCTGCGCGGTCTCCAGTTCGGGCAGGAGATCTACGACGTGGAGATCTATGGCGACGGGACCGGTCAGTACCTTGGCCAGGTGATCGAAAGCGGCAGTCCCTGCCGGATCGTTTTCCGGGGGCCTCTGGTCAGGGAAGGGAATATGAAGCTGATCCGCGCGCGAGGCGTGCAGGCGTGGTCGGCCGAAGGGAAGGGGACCGATGCCAGCAGTTGATCAACTGCCATTCTGGCCACGTTATCTGACCAAAGAACTGGCGGCATTATATCTGGGCGTCAGCATTTCGACCTTCGATGATGAGGTGAAACTGGGGTGGTGGCCGCCAGCGCGTCCGCGCGGCGGTCGGGGCGGCAGGTTGACGTGGGATCGTAACTTGCTGGACCTATACGCCGATCAGGCTTCTGGAATCGGGGTGGGGGCACCGGCTGCAACCAGTGCCCCCGTTTCTGCAGAAAGCCTGGTCACGAAGCCATCTCTAGTGGAGAGAATGAATGCCACGCTCCCGCAGAACCGGGCTGAACGTCACGCGCTATAAGCGCAGCGACGGTTCGGTAATTGAGTATTTTTACGACCGTGTGACCAAGAAATTCCTTGGTCACACGCGTGAGGCGGCCCTTGACCGCCTCAGCTTTCAGGATCCAGTGACCGAAGCAGGCATCGTGCCCGGCTCGATTGCCGCCCTGATCGTGGATTATCTTGGGGATGAAGACGTGCAGGGCAGGCTGCGCGAGAGCACCCGCAGGCTCTATCGCGGATACCTGGACCGTATGCGTGACGACTGGGGTGACATTCCTGCCAGAGCGATCACGCGTCAGGAAATCATGGCGATCAAAAAGCGCATGCGCAGTACGCCGCGCAAAGCCAATCAGATCCTGTCCCTGCTGCAGATCCTGCTGGCGCGGGCAAAGGAGCAGGGGATCGTGACTGAAAATGTTGCCGAGCGCTTTGGCCGGCTGCACATCGCCAGTCGCGTCCAGATCTGGAGCTATGAAATGGAGGACGAGTTTCTTGCCCGCGCCCGCCCCTCGCTCCAACTGGCCTATATGCTGCTGCTTTACACCGTCCAACGACCCAGCGATGTGCTGAGCATGGATGCGTCCCTCATTTCCGAACGGGACGGGCGTCTGTTCATAGCCTTGCGACAATCCAAGACGGGGACGCTGCTGGATGTGCCCGTGCATGAACGTCTGGCCGGACTCTTGCGTGAACGCATGCGTCAGATCGATCAGGAAACGGCGTCCCAATCGGGCAATGTCGTCGGCCGAATTGGCAAGCAAAGTCCGAAGCTGCTGGTACCAAGCCCGACAGGAAAGAAGTGGGCGCGGCGCAATTTCAGTCGTGCATGGGATCAGGTCATAGCCAGAATGGCACAGGGAGCGGCCAGAAAGCTTTTTCGTGAAGGCTTTTCGAAAGAAGAAGTCAGGGAGCAGCTTGATGAAAATCACAGGCAACGCCGTGACCTGCGCCGTACGGGTATCGTCCGCCTGGCAGAAGCAGGGGCCACGACGCCCCAGATCGCTTCGATTAGCGGCCACGGGATCGATTATTGCCAACGGATCATCGACACATACTTGCCGCGTCGCACTGAGGTCGCGATTGCGGGTATGCAATTGTGGGAACAGCATCAGGAGCGGGAGACCAGCAAGGTGGTCTCCATCGCTGCTACACGGGGCCGTCTGGGGTAA